TTTAAAACTTACTAAAGGTTTAGGGGAATAATTAAAGGAGTAATTTATGATTAATAATGTTTATAAGAATCAGAATAAATTGAAGTTAAAACGTGAGGATAAACAGTCTTTGATGAGTATTCGTAATGAGTATGGTTTTAAATCATTGAATGAGACTTTATCTTTTTGTATTAATAATGTGTTTGAGGATATGATGAATGAGTATTTGGTTGAGGAACGGTTAGAGTAAATGAGTCATTGTGTTGGTTTTAGTAATCATGGTTTCAATGTAATTTTATCTTTAGATGGTGAGGATGTGGTGATTCCTATTGATTCTGCGATTAGGATTAGTAAGGAGTTAGAGGCTAGTATTCATCAAGTAGAGTTGTTTAAATTTGAATTGAGAGGGGAATCATGATTACTGTTATTAATATTATTATGATTATTTTATTGTTAATTGTTCTTGGTTTATTTGTTAAATATTAAAAAAATGGGTGTCTGTTATGAGTGAAGTTATTAATTGTGAGAAAGAGGTTAGTAGTTGGAATAATCGGAATGAACCTATACATGCTATTATTATTAATGGTTTGATTGTTTATTATTCTAGGATTAAGGAGTTATTGGATTGTTACCAATTGTTTGATGGTAATGATCAATTAATTCTTAGTGCTCCTAAGTCTTGTATTACTAATTTTTGTGGGGAAGGTTTGAATGGATAAATTAGGTTTAGATTGTGTATTTAGAGAGTTTAGGAGATGTTGTAAATATAATTCTAAATATTATTTACATATTTTTTTCAAGACTGAAAATTCAGTATTAGATGATGGGGCTGAAATAATTTTTTCTGGAGTTAAATCCTTGAAAAATGTGTATACGGAGGGGGATACTATTCAGTTTCCTTTAAATGGAAATATATTTTTTATTCCATTATCTTATATTACTGCTTGTACAATAGCCGAGGAAGTGTGATGTTTTTATGGATAAAGAATGGTTTACTGATATATTAGAACAGTTTAGATTAGCTTCTAAGGATTCTTATAATGTAACTCTTAAGATTAAATACTATCCTGATTCTGATATCATTATTAGTAATGATGAGCGAGTAAAGATAATGGATGAGGGTATAAGAGTTCCACAAAGAGGACTTTGGGGTAGAGGGGGGATTAAATTTTATATTCCCTTTTCCTCTATTACTGCTTGTGTATTAGAATATGATTAGATTAAAATAATTAATTAGGAGGAGTTTAAAATGGAATGTAAAGATTTTAAAGTAGTGTTAAATAATTTTAGGGAAGAATGTGATTCTTCTGATAAGACTGTGTATTTAGAAGTTAATTTTAATTTGAAAAACACAATACGGAATTCAACTTGTATACTATTCTTTGCAGGTGATGATATAATGATTACTGGAGGTATGATTAAGTTTACTGAGGATGATGGGGTTTATTATGTTCCTATCTCATGTATTGAAACCTGTACTTTAAATTATGAATAATAAGAGGAATTATATGAAGTTTATTAATACTGCTACTTTAGAGTTAAGATTTGAGACAAATGATCCAAGTAAGTGTAAACCTACTGCACAGAAGATTTGTGATTGGATTAATCAAAGAACTGCAAGTAATATTGAATGTAATGTTAAAGCTACAAAAGTTCAAGGTGAAAAAGAATTATAAATTCCCTGATATTGTGAATAAAATAATTATTATAATAATTTTAGAAAGGAGGGGAATATGATTGACTTTCAGTGAAACATTATGTAAAGTACGAAACATCATTCCAGAAACTAATGATCTTGAGGGTACTTGTTGCATGTGTGGAAAACACACTACCACTGGTTTCAAGAAAAAGTTTGGTGGAAACTTCAGTACTGCAGATTACGTATCTACAGGTGATGTGATTTGTCCAGAATGCCATTATTTATTAGATAATAGTAATGAATACCGTCGTACAATGTATTACTTATCAAATGATGAGTTTGTGAAGTTTAAGAAAAAGGAAGCTAAAGATATAATCTTTAACTTACCTGATAAACCATTCTACTTATACTTAACAGACACTTGGCAAAAAATAGGTTGGATTCGTATGAATCTAGTTTATAATCAAAGCACAAAGAATAATATTAAAATTTTAAAAGATTATGACATTATAGAATGTAATCTTGAAAATCTAAAAAGTTTATATGAGTTTATTAAAAGTTTACGTGATTTAAAAATCAGTAAAAAAGATTTAGAATCAGGACATTTTGAAATGTACAATTATCGTAAACTTGTAGAAGAATTTAGTAACATTGAAGCAAGAAATATTTTAAAAAAAGTTAAAAGTTATGTGGGCAACCCAATATATGATTTAGCCTTATACATAGCAGATTAAGTTATAATATAATTAATAAGAGGTTAGAATAGCATGAAAGATGAAATAACAGAACAAGAACGATTTGAAATGGAAATTGAGAATAAACTAGCCTATGTTTTAGGTGAAGTATATGTTAAAATCCCATGGAGAAAAGTGGGAGTTAAAAGTGCACATAAATTCTTTGTAGATCGTATCAATGCAAGTAGTACTGCACCAAATTTTAAGGAGTTCCTTGATGTGTTCATACATAAATGTGGAGTGGATTTTGTTAGACCTGAAGAAACAGAAGCATTAAAATTTTTAGATGTAAACCGCGAAGTTGTGATGAGATTATTAAGAAAGGAAACAACATACATTGCAAATCTTGCACTTGATTATGTTGATGAAATAAAAGAAAATAGAAAACTAGCAGCTAATGGGCAAAAAACATTATAATTAAAAGGAGAGGATTGATATATGATAACTGAAACATTTAAAGGAAATATGACATGTCTTGAACCATTACATCATGGAAGCAACGAGGATTATGGTACAACAAAACTTATACTACGATTAGATACTGTGATTAAAAATGAAAGTGGGGAAAAGGGAATTGATAAGGTACCTGCAATTCATGGTAATGCTATTCGGGGGAAACTTAGACGTTTAATGATGCAAGAGTATTTGGATTTACTTGATTACCAATTAGACTCAATGAAAGTTTATCATTTCCTTTTTACTGGGGGTATGCTTGAAGCAGGAAGTAGTGCTGATAAAGGAGCTATAGATTTAAAGCTTAAACAACGTTTACGTGAATTAATACCTCCTATAAGCCTACTTGGAAGTGCACTTGGTAATCAGATGATTCAAGGCAAATTAAAAGTAGGTCTTGGTAATCTTGTTTGTAAGGAAACTGCTGATTATATTTCTGATGAGTATGATACTAGTTTTGGAGCATATAATTTGAAAGCTTCTGATTTCGGTACAAGATTAGATGATTTAAAAGAAAGTAAACCTGCAAATGATGATGATAAGAAAGAGAAAGAACAATCCACTCAAATGATGTATGAATTTGAAACTATTATTAGAGGAGCAATGTTCACTCATGAATTCGTCCTTGAAGATGCGAATCCTGTTGAAAAGGCTTGTTTCGTGAATGCAGTTAACCTTTTAAAAGAAAGACCATATTTAGGTGGTAAAGGTGCTACTGGTTATGGTAAAATGAAATTTGATTATCCTACACTCGAAGGGGCAACTGATACAGCTTATCGTGACTATGTAAATGATAACAAAGAAGAGATGATAAAATTATTAGATGAATTGGTGGGAACATGGAAGTAGGAAGTAATAGTGAAGTAATGGATGAAATTTTTGATAAGATCCTTGATTATGAAACTGGAACAGATTATACTCCATTAAAGGTTACATTTAATATAGATTCTCCAATCTATATTACTTCTCCTTTCCTGAATTTTGATAGTATATTAAGTTATCTTTGTTTGCGAGATGCTCTTGATGAATTATTCTATATTTTGCCAAGTGAAGTTGTTGTTGATACTCGTGACTTAAGATTACCTTTAAAGAAAACAGGAGATGTTTTTCATAGTAGTGTTGGGATTTTTAATCAAGCCAAATTATATAAAGACACTATTTATAAACGATTTAGTGATAAAGAGTTAGGTTGTGTTAATTCTAAGAAGTATAAAAAAGTTAGAGTTGGTTCTGGTTACTTTAAAGGATTTATGATAAATTTACCGGCATTACTATCAGATACAGTTACTTTTTATTGTAATGGTGATAAGGAATCATTAGAATATTTATTACCAAATTTAACACATTTGGGTAAAAAGTCAAGTATTGGAGGAGGGCATATCAAAGATTTCAAAATCGAAAACGCTGATGAAGATTATAGTTTTTTCAAAGATGGGAAACTTATGCGACCATTACCTACCAGTATGAAGATTCCAATAACTCCTGGAATGTGTTTTGAGAAACAATCCTACAAACCACCATACTGGTTTAAAGGGGATATGTGTATGTGTTATGTTCCAGAATCACAGATAAGTGTAGTGTAAATGCATCAAGATAATAATATGCCAAGACGAACACGTCGAGGTTTTGAATTACATACAAAGCATGATGAATATAAGAATAGGTTAAAAGAAGCAAAAGAAAATATTCAAACCATATTAAATTCGTATTATAATCCTGTAATAGAATTCAGTGGAGGGAAGGATAGTTTAGTATTATTAAATTTATTTTGTAAAGAAGATCCAACCTTACCAGTATTCTATTATGTTCCAAGTTATAGTTATAATGCAGAACAGATTCATGCTTCAATTAAAACTGTTAAGAATGTGATTAAAAGTGCAGAATCAACAGGAGCAACCAATATTCATAATATGAATTTACCAATAAAAGAGAATGGGGTTTATAATTGTAGAGATTATTTCCCTTTACTTTTTGAGTGCATGGAGAAATGGGATTGTGATTTAGAAGTGCTTGGTATTCGTGGAGGAGAAAGCATTACTCGTAAACATCGTGTAAAAGGTCCTTTAATAAGAAATGAAGGGAATCGTATGGTTACTTTCCCTATTCGACATTTAACTGTTGATGATGTTTGGAGTTATATTATTACAGAGGATTTGTTTTATAATCCTCAATATGATGTTATGGGCCCTTTATATGGTTGGGATAAAGTACGATTCACAAGTAATTATAATGAGAATAACCTGGCAGTTGGAGGGCAATATTATTTTGAGGGAATATTCTTTAATAGTGAACGTAATGAAGAAGTTAATCAGGAAGAATGGAAGGAATTAGTTTCCAGGAGGTGAGAAGTATATTAGCAACATGTGATAAGATGAATTTGTCATTACCTAGTTTAATGATTAGAAGATGTGATGTGAAAAGTAAGAATATTTCACAACAACGTATTGCGAATCATAAAACGAGAGCTAGACGACAAAGCCATTTGAATATGGGTAAAAAAAGAAATAAATAATTTTTTCATAAGATTAGGAAAGGTAGGGGATATTTAATTTTATATTTTTTACTTTCCTATTCTTACTTTTTTTAGTAGTATAATAGAATGTAATCTAATCTTGGAGTAATTAAAAAAATTGTTTTTTAGAATCATAGGTGAAATTTTATTGGGGGAAAAATGGTGTCAGCATGATTTACCATTATATGTTACTTATATTAACAGTACAACTGTAGAGTTAAGATATAAAGGACATTATTATGGTAGGTTTCATAGTATTGTGGAAGCAGTAATGGAGAGGGATAGATTAATAAATTTAGGTTGGCCTCGTAATGATCCTGTTAAAATCTGTAAACAGAATTTACCTAAATATATTTTTTACACTGGTTCTTTTTTTATTATTGAAAAAAAGATTAAAGGGTATAATTATAATTTTGGACAATTCAAAACCTTAAAATCTGCATTAGATGAACGTGATAAGTTGATTATGTGTGGTTGGGATTATGATGCTATGGAAAGTTTAGATGAGCGTGTTGATGGAGAAATTATTTGGTTAGGTCGTAAGGTGAGTGTATGATTAGGTTAAAATTTGATAAGAAATTTTATGGTATGATTCAGAAAGGAGTTAAAACACAAACAACACGAGACCATCTTAAAACTGGTTTAACTGATGGTATGGTGGTTCGTGCTGTGTTTGTTGATGATGATTACATTATTCCTTTTTATTTACATATTTATGTGGATAGGATTGTTGAAAAGAAGTTTAAATATTTAAGTGATAGTGATGCTCAACGTGAGGGTTATAATCGTAAAGAGGAGTTGATGAATGTTTTAATGGATTATTATTCTTTAACCCCTGATAGTATGGTTTATTGTATTGAATTTAATTTAGTGAAGGATTGATTATTATATGGTTAGTGAGAAGTTTAAAAAGAATTTATATTATCAATTAAAGGATAATCCTGAAGCAGCTTATGAACGTTTGTATAAACGATTAAGTAAGCAATTGGTTTATAAGTATGGTGTTGATCCTAAGAATCTTAAAAAGATTTTTAGTTATGGTGCTCGTAAGAGTACTGGGGATAATTGTTATTTTATTAATAATGATTTTAAAAATACGGTTTATCAAAGTTTAGGTAGTAAGGATAAGTTGCATTGTGCTGAATGTGGGGATATGGATATGAGTCATTTAACTATTCATCATATGAATTATAAGAGTATGGCTCCTTGGTTGAAGTATGATAAGGATAATGTGGTTTTGATGTGTGGGCATTGTCATCGAGTAGAGCATGATTTAGTGAAAGAAGGAGCATATTAAGTTATGGGTAAGAATATTATTAAAATTAAAATGATGGATTTATATCCTGCAGGTACTTGTTTGCGTAGTGAGATGGAAAACATATTTCTTGAATTACCAGCTTATACTAAGAGAGTAGTATTAGATTTTAAAGGATTTAATATTTGGAGTTTAACAACTGCACAGGAATATTGTCATCAGAAACGCTTATTAAATATTCCTGTTGAGGAAGTTAATATTGATTTGCATAGTCAAAGATTAATTGATATTAGTGAAGAACGATACCAGAAACTTTTAAAAGATTAATTTTTCTTTTATTCATTTTTTAAATATATTATTATGACTAATTTAAATCGTAGATTAATGAAAACAGTTAAAAAACATTTTCCTAAAGCATTAAATCAAACTTTCCAATTAGAATATGAGGGAGTGAATTATATACGTGAAGATGTTGTGGAATTAATGTTAGAGGATAAAGGTGAAGAATTATGAGTGTTAAAGGTTTTGATTATAAATTATATTATGAAAATAAAATATTTAAGGTTTTGGACCAAGCAGACATTGATGAGAATAATCTTCGTGAAGAAATTAATGATATTGAGAATGATGGAGATACTTATGAATTAGAGGAAGGTAGATTACCTTTATTGAATAATGAATTAGAAACTGTTCTACAATTAAAGGGTATTATTGGTAATTTGTTACCTCCTGTTGATGGAACATTTAAAGGTCGTAATTTACATGATGATGATTTGATTTTGTATCTTGTGTTGAAGATTTGTAAAATATCTGGTTTAGATTATGATACTTGTGCAAGTGAGCAGAAAGATGATTTGAAGCAGTTAGCTTGTAGAATTTGTTACTGGGTTAGTAAGTATGTTTATTATGATGAGGATGTTGAGAATGTTATTCAAAATAAAGAATAATGAATCTGGTGAAGTTTATAATCGTCCTATTGATATGCCAGTAGGTTTGCAGAAGAAAGTTAGAATCAATTTAGATAGTGATTTTCATCTTGAAGAATTTGTACTTTTACCTAATGGTAATGCTGTTGTTGTGAATTTTCTTCGTGGTGAGGAGTCTTATAAGACTTTACCTTTTGATTATGATGTTATTTGGTATGGTAATGAGGGTTATCGTAAGGATTATAGGGGGTGAATATGGGTTTATGTTTATTGATGATACTTGTAAGGATTGGGATGTAAGAGTAGTAGGTGATGGGAAGTGTGTTCAGTTTTGTAGGGTTGATGGTAAAGTGTTAAGGAATGGTAAGGATTGTAATACTTGTAGACGTTTTAAAGACCAGACAAGATTAATTTAAAAATTGGGAGGATTGAATAATAAATGAATAATCTTATTAAAAACTTGAATGATTATCCCTATTTTGATAATCTAAGTGAAAAACAATGGAAAAATCAAATGATGTATACTAGGGAGATTATAATTAATAATGTTTCTATTCTTGCAGTAGAATTCTTAAGTATTAAGGGGGAAGAATTAGATTTATTTAATCCTTATAATTTGTGTCATGCTGAAATTCCAGTTGATGAAATTAAAACTTTAAAGGCACAGGTAGGGGATAATGATATTGATACTGTTTTTGATTCAATTGATTTAGAAAAGGTTTTAAAGTATAAATTTAATCGTAGTAAACATATTGAAACTTTTGAGGAAGGTAAATATATTAATGAGAATCCTTTCAGTTATAAGTTTAGAATAAATGGTATTGAATGTTATCCTGCTACTGGTTTTGTTTTTAGTGAGGATTTTTTATTTATTCGTGGTGGTGGGTGTACTATTGCTAAGGTTAATTTTGCTGATATTGTTAAGGTTGAATTGGATGATGAACTTATATTTGAAAAGGGGTTAAGTTTATGATTCTTTGTTATCAAAGTTTGGTTGAGAAATGTGAGGAAGGTTTGCTTGATGATTATAGTATAGAGCAAGTACAACCTGCTAGTGTTGATTTACGGTTAAATGAGGATATAATAATACCACCTTTAACTAAAAAATTAGCTAGTACAATTGAATATGTTACAATACCACCAGAATATTCTGGTAGGGTTGAAGGTAAATCTAGTCTTGGTAGGTTAGGTTTATTAATTCACTTAACAGCTGGATATATTGATCCAGGATTTGAAGGGAATATTACTTTGGAATTATTTAATTGTCATGATGAAGATTTGATACTTAAGCATGGTATGGGTATTTGTCAGTTATGTCTTGAGGAATTGGATGAAGTTCCTATTAAATTGTATGGTGAGTGTGGTAATCATTATCAGGGACAAACTGGAATTACAAAATCTTATCTTGAAAAGGAGTAATTATGAATTTATCTAAAGATTTTTTAAATGAATTAGTTTATGGTTGTGATGATTGAATGTTTAATGTTGTTACAAGTAGTATTAGTGGTGCTTATCAGGAATTAGTTGGTTTAGTTTTTTCTAAAGGCGTGGAAGTTAAGGATGAACGGGGTAGTGAAACATTAGAATGCTTGAATGTTGTTACTACTATTCAATCTCCTATTCCTTATTCTCCAATTCCTGTACCTGTTTATGAGTTAGTGAAACCTGATTTTCCTACTTTTTGGGAGGGTGAAAGGTTAGAGAGATATTGTAAAGAGTTAATTGATAAAAACCGAAATGGGTTTATTTATACTTATGGTAATCGTTTAAGAGCATGGTTTGACCGAATAGACCAAATTCAAGTAAGTATTGATAGATTGAATAATTGTAGTGAATCTAGAAGAGCAATAAGTGTTACTTGGAGTCCTGTTGATGACACTGTAAAAGAAGAAGTACCTTGTTTAATGCTTGTTGATTTCAAGATAAGAGATAATCAGTTACTTACAACTGCTTTATGGAGAAGTCATGACATCTACGGTGCATGGTATCCAAATATAGTAGGTTTAACTTATTTAGCCCAATATGTAGCGAAGAAAACCAACACAACAGTAGAAGAGATAACTGTTCACAGTATTTCTGCTCATATTTACAGTACTGATTTAGAAGAAGCAAAAAAGGTGATAAAATAAATAAAATAATAACTCAAAACTCAATGGATTATAATTTCAGTATTATTATTCTTTATAAGTCAAGAATTATGTAGAATACTGTTTAACACATAGGAGGATTGAATATGACTTACAATTGTAATAACTGTATGAATAAAGGATTCATAAATTGTTATTATGATATTTACTGGGAGTATAAACAGTTTTATGATAGTATATTTGAATTATTGAATCATAATTATGAATGCCTATATTATAAGGAGAAAGGAGTATAAAATGTTTAGTAAAGAATTTACTAAGGAATGTAACAATAAAGTGTTAATAAGATTACAAAGTCCAGATGATCATTATGAATATACTGGTTATTATAATCTTCTAGATGGCGAAATGTTGGATTATTATATGAGAGAAAAGTTTTCAGAATTTATAAGTAAATTAAAATTTATAGTTAATGATTCTTATTTATCTGATAAATTAAAAGAATTTAATAATGATTATGAGTTGCTTGGAGTTACATAGTATCATAGTGTGAGTTTACATGCTAAGGTAATTGAATTAGATTATAATTAAAAATAAAGAGAATAGTGGGTATAATATGATATGTAAGTGTTGTGAAACTTGTAGTAATGGTATTGGTGAATTTTGTGCATACTTATTCTTATTTAGTAAGAAATTTAGGGGTATAAAAGAATGTGTAAATGATTTAAAAGAAAATGATTACTGTCCATTTTATATAGAACAAAAAGAAAAATTAAAATATTATCCAAGAAAAATTAATAAGTATGAATATAAGTGTTGGAGTGGACATGATCCAAGTACTGCTTTTAAAGAATATAAATAAAAAATAAAAGAGAGATATAAAAGATCCGTGATGATGAAGTATTTAAAGTTATTGATGCAGAGCAACAATTAAATTATTTGAATAATCATTTTAATGATTTAACTGATGAGCAGAGAGTTAAACAAAAAGAGATAGAAGAATGGATTGATGAATTATATTTAGAAGTTTTTGATATGGTTAGTGAAAGTGTTAATGATGAATTCTAGAGAAGTTGAGGAATAGTGGGTAATATGAGAACTAGAAGAATTATAGAATTAGAAGTAGAAAATTGTCAATTATGTCCATATCAACATCATGGCAAATGTTTAGCAGAAGATATTAATCAATTAGAATTTATACCCGGAGTAGGTTATAATATTTATTTTGGAGAATGTCCATATACCCAGGATATTAAAAAGGATAAAAAGACTCCTGTTTTTATTGTGTTTGAGGATTGTAATTCTTATAATATAAATGATACTCAAAATATGGGATTATTAATTATTTATTATAAAAGAGATTACGGACCAGAATTAGCTAGGAAGTTAGCTGAAAAAAAATGTTTAGAATTAAATAGATATTGGAATAAGAATCCTAGTATCGAAAGTATTAGATCAAATTATAAATTGGATCATGTTAAAGCTAGTAAGGTTAATAATGTTTTTGAATCTGTAATTGATTTTAATTTTAATTTAGGAATTAATGAATTATTTGAATTGAAAAGTGAGAATGTATTCTATTTAAAAGTTGTTGATTTATTATTAATTTCTTTTAATAATGATATTGAAACACAGAATGTGAAATTAAATTCAGAGTTAAGTATTGGATTAAATAATAATAATGAAATTTTGTATTTGCTTATTAAAGATGCTTCAAAGAATTTAAATTTAAGTAAATGTAGTTTAAATTATTTAACCGAGATTGTTGTTAATTTTGGTAATAGTGTTGTGTTAATTAAAGATATTTCTAAATCTATGGGGTATATGGGGTGTGTAATTGATGATTAAAAAAAAATGGTGTGAAATGGTTTTTTAATTTATTAATTTAACTCCCTCTTTCGAGCTTCATCATAAGCATCTTTCATTACATCAACACATAATTCAGTATAAACCTGAGTAGTTGAGAGACTGGAATGTCCGAGTAATGATTGGATAATCCTTATATTAACACCATTATTAAGTAAGTGTGTTGCAAATGAATGTCTTAAAACATGGGGAGTAACACGTTTAGTAATACATGCCTCTTTAGCATATTCTTTTATACCCCCCTGTATATATCTACTTTGTAAATGCTCACCAGTCCGAGTATTAAAAAGATAATCACTAACACCATTATGTATTAATAAAAACTTTTTAATCAACACACCAGTATCTTTATCAAATAAAACAATCCTATCCTTATCACCTTTACCACGTACACGGATTGTACGATTATTAAAATCAATTTGTTGAATACGTAAAGTTAATAATTCATTAACACGTAAACCAGTACTATAAAGCATAGTTAAAATCAATCTATCCTTTAATTTCTTATTCTTAACAGTTTTACTATCAGTACGTTTATGATGAGTAGCTTTCAATAATCTATGAACTTCATCTTCAGTTAAAGCACGAGGTAAACTCTTTGTTCTTTTAGGAGATTTTAATTCTTTCATCCAACTAAGTTTATGATAGTTACAAAAATTCTTCAACACTGCTGTTATGAGGTAAGTGTAATTTGTACTAACATGATCCTTTTCTTTTTTATTTACAATGTATTTCATGAAACATTTAATGAAACTATTTTCATCATAAACATCTTGAGTGTTTAAATATTTGAAGAATCTTTTTAGAATGCTACGATAAGTGCGTATAGTATTTTGTGAGTAATTTAAGATTTTAATATTAATAATGTATTCATCAATCATTTGAGTGAATGGGAATACTTTTTTTAATTGTACTATATGGTTACCATGGAATTGGGGTAGTTCGATTTCATTGTATGCTTTGTATTTGTTTTTTTTATTAATCATAAGTTTACATTACATTGTATTAATTAATAGGGATTATTTTTTCACAAACCCCTAAAACAAATACAGTAGTATAAAAAGGATAACCCTACAAGAAATAGGAGGAATATAAATTGTTAAAATGCGAAGTAGATGATACAAAAGAATTTAAAAACTTATTCATAGGAGTAAGTAAAATAGTTGATGAAATCAGATTAAATGTAAATGATACTGGAATATTATTCAGTGCCCTAGACAAAAGCCATATAAACTTCATACAAGCACATTTAGATTTAGAATTATTCACAACATATAGTTTAACAGAACCATTCCAAGTAATAATAGACACAGAACAATTAAGCAACATACTTAAAAGAATCGGTAACAATGATAAATTAACAATAGCAGCCAATGAAGCAAACCTAAACTTAATAATTGAAGGGGATGAAAAAACAACTCGAACATTTAATATTAATGGTGTAAGTAAAGATTATAAAGAAGCAGAACCTCCAGAATTAGAATATGCAACAAACATTACATTACCATTAAAAGTTCTCATCGAAGCAGAAAAAGATGTGAATATTGTTGAAGAAAAAATCTTATTCAAAGTTGATCCTGATTATTTCAGTTATAATAGTGAAGGAATGTTTAACAGTATAACTGGTAAATTCATTCATGGAGAACATGTAGAAGGGACTGTTGATAGTTTATATGCATTAGAGAATGTTAAGAAACTTATTGGTTTAAACATATCAGAAGATGTTAAATTATTTATGGGTCAGGATATGCCTTTAACTGCACAATTTGATAATGGTTATGGTTTAAAAGTAATGATGCTCATTGCACCTAGGATAGAAGCGTAGATTGAGGTTTAGATTGTGTTATTGATTGATAAAGTTAAAGTTAAACTCATATTAGAGAAACCTTTACTTTCCCAAGATTATTATGTTTGCTACCGAACACCAGTAAGATTTCATCAGATGAAGATTAAGTTAAGAGATACTGACCCAATCATTATTGAGGGAGAGGATGTGGAGTATATGAGTTTGAATTTGAATAGTTTACTAGTGCAGATTCAAGGTAGTAATGTTACTGGTTATAATTTAAAAGAAATTGAAAGTTTAGATTTAAAAAATTAATTTATTGGAGATGTTTAAAGATATGTGTACCCCAAAAGAAGTAAAGAATGAAGCTTATCCTTTACCAGAACCTGATTCTCCTATGTGTTATACTTCTGCATTTCAAGAGGAAGAGTTACCTACTAAAAATTATTTAATAGAAAAATTAGTTACATTCAATAAAAAATATGCTGATACTTTAAAAGATAGACATGAATTAGAAATAGAGTTAAATCGATGGTTATCAAGTAAAGGTATGTTAGGTAAGATAGAATTACATAATTATAGTTTTGATTGGGTAATAACAAATCCTGAAGGCTTTGCAGTTAAGGAAAATATTGATGATATTGAAGAAGAGTTAGGATACACTTTTAATATTGTTAGTATTGAAGATGATTGTTTAACTTTACAATTTGTAGAGTTAACAGATGGAGGAACAGTATATGCTTGATTATAATGATTTAAAAGAATATGAACCAATATATGTTAAGAATAGTAATAATAATGATACCCGAACTTGTGACCATATGCCCTCAAGGAAAGAATTATTATATTTAAGTTCACAACACATACAAGATGTTATGAATGGAATAAACTTCTTATGTAAATTATTACTTGTAAAAGGAGCTAAACATGATTATACTAAAATTACATTAGCTAAAGAACAATGGGAAGATTTTAAAACTGTATATGATTCCAATAATGAAATTAATTTTTGTGACTTAAATTGGTGTAAAACACATTACTTATTAGAACGACATCATTTAAATGATTATGTTCCTATTGATGTTAATCTACTTGATGTTATTGAAATGGTTGTAGATTGTACTATGGCAGGTTTAGGTCGAAGTGAAACAGGTGAAATTTATCCAGTTAAAATTAGTGATGAAATTTTACAAATGGCAGTTAAGAATACTGTTGAATTAGTTAAAGATCAAGTAATAATAGTTAAAGAGGAATGAAAAAGAATGATAATTGTAATACCTGAAATAATAGTAGGATTCATATTAGGATTAATAGTAATGTATATTGCATTAGTCATTGTAGGTAAATGGTTAACAACAAGAAGAGCAAAACAACTCATAGAAGAAGCATTAGAAAACATACCTGAACAAGAAGATGGATAAAAGGATGTATGGTTATACATTATTAGAAAAACCTTATCATGCCACTATAAACAAATCCAGTTGGGATATAATAAACACAAACACTGGAGAAATCATGGCAAGTTTTTACTACACATTAAATGGTAGAGACAGGTTAAACGCACAACAAAGGGCAAAAGATTATATACAAACACTAAACCAAAACTAAGGGATTATAATATTGACAAAGGAAGATTATGAAAAGTTAATAAATAAATACCAAACAGAACAGCCTGGGGAAATTTGGAGTAAAGAATCAGAAGCAAAGAAGAAACAATATCAAAGAACAACAAGTTATACTCAAACCTGTCAAATAATAATGGATGCCTTATGCATAAAAGGAGAGCAAAGAAAACATGCAATATGGATAGTAGAAAATATTCCATTAGAAGAATTACATCGAACAGCTAGTAGTGAAATGATAATAGCAGCCATATGCTTTTATGTGAAAAAATTATTCAATCCCAATATACAATTCAAGGATTACAGTATACTACGACATTATAATCTAAGTTTAGAAGTGGCATACCTTATCTGTTGTAGGATAGCAAGTTATGCTTTTAGTAAATCCTACCTTGTACCAATAGAAACAGATATGTACAATCATAAAGAATTATATGAAACCGAGGCAAGTAAAAGATGAGTAAAGAAAAAGATAGCACCGGTGGCGTGTCCCGTATATATAGTGATAATGATACTAAAGAAATTCTTACAAGAATGACAAATACACATCAACAAAAAAAACAGTCTGATGAAAACCTTGTTGAACCATACACTAAATGTCCAATCTGCAATACAATAAATCCAATAATGGACACAAGTGAAATACGATGCAACACATGCCAATGCATACTAAGTAACAATTATCCATACACTGCAGGATTATTACATGATTTACCATGGGGTATACGCTTATGAAAACCCCAACCAATACTTATAATTTAAAAGGAAAAAAATTATACATATTCCCATTAAGTGATTTACATCTTGGATCACCAGCATGCAACCTTGAATACTTCCATTACTGGGAAGAAATCTTCAAAAAAACACGAAGTAAAAACAAAATCATATACCTACTCGGAGACATGATAGATACACCAAATCTACGAATCGGTAGTTGGGAATTCAACATGACATGTGATGAACAAGTAAACCGTTTAACACACTTACTCAAACCATACAAGAAATATATACGATACATGGTAACAGGAAACCATCCAGCAAGACTACGACGAGATTATAATTTAGATCTTGGAGAAATAGTATCAAAGAATCTGGAAGTACCATACAATCGTACAGACTTCTTCGACACATTAAACATTAATGACCAACCATTCACCATTTATGGAAAACATGGTACAAGATTCAGTAAAAGTATAAGATTAGCAGAAAGAGGATTCATCACAGATATGAACACAATAGATGCTAACCTATGCATGCAAGGACATAACCATTATGGAAGCTTCTTCACAAATGTTTACAGGGCAAAAAATGGTGGAGTAGGTAGAAGATACTATACATTCACAGGACACTTCCTAAACTATTTCAAATCATATGCAATAGATAAAGGAATGACTATAAGTCCAGAATCATTCACTCGTTTAAACATTAACAAAAACTTAAAAGTGAGTGGTGATGAATACCATGTTGACCAAGAAAGGCCTGATCTTGTAAGAATCTAAAATAACATACACTCTCCCCCTTTTTTTTATTCCCTTTTTTTTATATACATCAACCTTTCTTTTTATTATAACATATTTTTAATCATTATCATACAAATTTAATTAATTAAAATACTTTTTTTTATGGAGGAAACAATTATAATGGAAATAAATAAAAACAATTTAACAACCGGAATCTACAGTGCAGTAATGTGGATAGCATTAACCCTTGGATTAGATACACAAATCGCAGGAACCTACGCACCCCTAATCGCAGGAATAGGAGCACTAATAATCACCTACCTACTAACCTACCTAAACGAGAAATATCCATCCAGCCTCGTTACCAAAGTATTCACAGAAGCAATAAACGAAACCACAGAAACAGAACCTGAAACGAGTGATGATGGAATATAATTTAAATGAAATATAACCTAAGAGACCTACTAAGCACAGGAAAACCACAAGGCGGAAACCAGGAAATATGGGATGAATACGTAAACTCTGGTGAACAAAAACATTTCAGATACTTCAACTATGTGAAAACATTAAGTGCAACAGCACTAATAGCATTCGCAATAAACCTCGTAATGGGAGCAATCACAGATTACTTCCTACACCCAAAACCATTAGCACAATTCGATTACGTAAGCTTCAGCATAGGAGTAATCGTATTAATCATAGTAGTACTAGGATTATGGATGATAGACCGAGTAGAAGAATTAAGAGTGTTTCGTGAAAAAGAAAAAGCTTGCGAACATGATGAACGATTACGTAAAGAAATACGTGAAGAAATCATACTAGCACAACAAGAAAACTGTAAAGATAAACCAGAAGAATAATACTAAAAGTCCCACTAAATAAAAGGAGAATGGATAAGACAATGAGACAATCAAAATTAACACCAGAACTAACAGAAGATTTATGTGATTATATTAGTCAAGGTTTAACTTTTAAGGATGCTTGTCAGTTATTAGATATTAGTACTAAGTCTCAGCAACGCTGGGAGAAGAAAGGTCGTGAGGCTAAGAGTGGTAAGTATTATGATTTTTATTTGGCTTTGAAGAAGGCTCGTAAGCAGAATAAGTTGTATCATATTAAGAAGATTAATGCTAGTAAGGATTGGCATAGTAGTGCTTATATTTTGAATAATATGTATCCTGATGAGTTTAGTAATAATAATAAATTATCTTTAGATGGGGGTTTGGGTTTGAAGCATGATGTGTCCTCGTTTTTTGATGAGGGTAAGATGAAACAGATTTTAGAACAGGAAGAAGAGGATAAGGTTAATGGCGACTCAAAGGGAACTCAGGTTGAAGCATCGGAGGGAACTGAAGGAACAGCAGATTAGTTTATTCTTGAATGATTTGTACTTGTTTTATCGTTACTTTGTTGCTTCGGATTATGATGATGATGTTCCTGCTCCTCATATTCGTGAGTTGGCTAAGCATTTAACTAACTTGAAATTAGGTGTGGGTAAGCATAGGTTAGCAGTAAGTATGCCCCCACGACATTCAAAGAGTAGTATGGTTACTATTGCTTTTCCTTTATGGTTAATCTTTCAAAATCCAAAACAAAAAATATTAATTGTTGCAAGTCCGGGTTTAGCTGAAGTTTTCGGTATTCGTATACGGGAATATGTGAAACAGTATGGATCCTATTTTAATTGTTACTTATCCGACATTAAATCTGCTAGTACTTATTTAATGTTCTGTGACCATGATGGAGAATTGTATTCAGGGAATATAAGATTAACCAGTCCAGAAGGTTCAATCACTGGACAAGACGTGGATATTCTAATAGTAGATGACCCTTACAAAGGTTTACCTGATGAATTAACACCATCTGGTTTGCAGAAGAAAATTGATTGGGCGAACACTATACTTGAACAAAGAATAGAACCCCATACAAAGTATTGTATACTTCACACAAGATGGAATAGTAATGATTTAATAGGGTATTATAAAGAGAAACAGAGTGATGATTTCACCTTTGTCACTTATCCTGCATTAAAAAATGATGGTACACCTTTATGGGGTGAACGATATACTAAAGCTGAGATATTGAAGAAGCGTAAGAATATTGGTGAAAGATTATTCAGTAGTATTTATCAACAACAACCTTTAGATGAAACTAGTACGTTTTTTAATATTAGTAAAATCCATTGGACAAGTCCTGAAGATTTACAAATAGAAAAATCTGTAAGAGCATGGGATATGGCTTCCAGTGATGAATTACAAAACAATTCAGATTATACGGCTGGAACATTAAATCATCGAGTTGGGGAGAAAATCTTTTATTGTAATAATCTAGTTCATGGACGGTATGGTAATGATAATTACCGAAAAGTGAAACAAGTAGCTGTGATGGATACTCCTAGTGTTAGTGTTGAGATTGAGACAGGTATTGCTGCGGCTGGTAAATTATTATTCCATGAATGGGAGCAACAGTTGAAAGGTTTTAATGTTGAAAGGGCTGAAGCTATTGGTAGTAAAGTAGATCGTGCTACTCCTTTTAAGAATGCTGTTGAGGATGGTTTGGTTTATATTGATTTACCGGAAGGGTCAGGGCGTCAAGCGTTGTTGGATGAGTTAAAATCTTTTCCGAATGGTAAGCATGATGATATTGTGGATAGTTTGAGTCATGGTTTTAACTATTTGTTTTTGAATCCTAATGATGGTAAGGTTGATAGTGGGCCTGATTTATTATATCTTGATATTTAGTTTTCCGTGGAATACTAACTTTCAATTTTATTGTTTTAGTTTTTCTTGGAAACATTTTACAAATACTTATTTGTATATTTTGTGAAAATAATGTATTATTCAATTAATACTGTGGATATGTCAGAGTGGTCTAATGAGTCAGATACAATGGTTGTATTCTGATGGGGCAACATTAATTTGTTTTTACTCCTCCGTAGGTTCGAATCCTACTATTCACATCCCCACGAATGTTGGTTCAAATTTTCCCTATTTCCTATACATTTTAAAATTAGTGATTAATATGAATGGAACTTACTTAAAAATTTGTGAATTAATAAATCCTAATTTAGGTATGAATTCTTCAGCTAAACACTTATTTGATTTTATTAACAATTCTACTTTTACAATTTTTACAATAGATTTTCATGGTGTTGATTTCATGGGCAGATCTTTTGCACAAGAATATCTTTCACAGAAGAAACATACAAAGAAAATTGTAACTGAGATTAATGAACCTGAAAATGTTTGGAGAATGTTTGATGTTGTTGAAAAAGATTTTGAAAGGATTAAAAAGGAGTGATTAATGAATGTATAGGTATGATATTTTAAATTTTAATAAAGTAGATGGGGAATATTGGGAAGATGCTCCTTTTATCTTAGCTCATGAAAATCATTATACTATAGAAGAATTTAATGAAATGGTTCAAGAAGCTTACATTAAAGTATTAAAAGAAGATAATAAAAAATGGAATAAAATTATTAATGCTACAGTTCATGAATTAATTCATAATAAAGGATTTCATGCTACCGTGCCTGAAGGTAGTGCTATTTTTATTAATGATAAATTTACTAAAATTGAGTTTCCTGAGTAAAATCATGATGAAAGATGAAATCAAAGATATAAATGAGGTTCATATTTAAGGTTAGATCTAAAGTTTATGATGATAATCCTTGTGTAATTAAGTACTGATTGTTAGAAGTTAGGACAATTAGTTTGAAAGAATATTATATATTTTCAGTTAGATAATCATATATGGTAGTGATGTACCCCTAATAATTTAGGCCATTCATGCAGGCATAAAGGTATGGGGGCGATAGCTCCCAGCTACCCATTTTATATTTTAGTTCAATAATTCATTGTGATAAGTGGGGTGAAATCTGGTAAATTTAATTTATTACTCCCTTTTTTTATCACAAAATAGTAAAGTGATTTGCCTCAAAATAGTAAAGTTAAATACCCGAAAATAGTCCAATAGAAAAATTAAAGCATATACAAGTTCTTAAAACTTATTTAAAGCTCAATTTGAATTTATTAAGGATTACTTAATAAACTCTAAGAACCGTTAAAAACATTAACAAAGCATTATAATTAATTATTTTACAAATTAAAACATTATGGCAAGAAAAATAGGACCCACACCAACATTAAGTGGGAAAAAAGCTAAACATTTCCAAGATGAGATGAAAAGACCAGCAACAAAAGCTGAAAAAGAATCATACAAACACGCACAAAAAGTTTACAGGGAAATAGAATTAGAAACATGCACAACAATCAACACATCACACAACGATTAAAAAAACTAAGAAACCAATACAACATCACCAACACAGAACTAGCAGAATACCTACAACTAACACCCAAAGAAACACAAAAATTAGAAACAGGAAAAAAACAATTAACAGTAAGCATCATTGACAAACTATGCAAACTCTACGGATGCAGCGAAGAATACATACTCTGCCAAAACAATTTCTATGATCCACACCAATTCATCCATAACAAAAATGAATTAAAAGACTTAGGGGCCATAGCATCAATGAACACTATAATAAGTAACATACAATTCCTAGATAAAGCATACAAAGATTTTAAAACCAATCTAATAAAAGAATTAGAAAAATAATCAATTGCTATTATAGCATCAACTGGATAATGCACCAAACTCGTAATTTGGAGACTGCAGGTTCGAATCCTGCTAATAGCTCTACACAAAAATAGGTACATAACACATTTTCAATACACAGAAAAAACAATCATAAACTCTAACACATTTTCAATACACAGAAAAAAAAATAAAGGAAACAAGAAAACCGTGACAATAATAATAACACTCAAAAACAAAAACGAAATCTACCTCGCAGCAGATAAACAAGTCACAGGGGGAAACCTAAAAAAAACATTACCCCAACCAAAATATTTTAAAAAACCATTCACCATAACACCCAACATCCTCGAAGACACAACCGATAAAGACCATACAGAATACCTAATCATAGCCTACGCTGGAGACATAGGAATAATCAATCACTTACAATACGGTTTCAAACTACCAGACAAAATAGAAACAGACACATTCGAAACATACCTACACCTAGACCTACTACCAGCACTCCAAGAACACTACACAGCATTAAACCTAAGACCACCAAGTGAAGAATATGAATTAGACTTCAACCTATTACTAATCTACAAAGGACACGTATATGAAATCTTCTCAGATTACACAGCAATAGAATATGATAGTGATTACCATTGCATCGGCTGTGCAAATGAAATAGCACAAGGAAGCTTATACAGTACAATTGGTGAAGATCCTGAATACAGAATCAACATTGCAATGCAAGCATGTGCACATGAAAGCAACGCAGTATCCACTAATTATGATACAACCATAATAACAAACAAAACATATAAGGAGGAATAAAAAATTTATGAGTAACATATTCACAAAAGCATACCATACAATAAACAATAAATTACCATTCCTCCGCAGACCTAAAAATGAATCATACACCAACACATTACTAAACCAGTATGGTTGGACATTCCAAAGAAGAAGTAAAAGCATGGGCGTAGGATGGAACACTTATTACCATGCAATGAACAATGTATGGGTAAACGCTTGTATCCAAACCTACCTTGATGAAATCATCAACCTTGGATTCATAATCAACAATCCAGAACAAAACGAAGTAGACTTCACACACACCAGTTACCTTGAAGGATTATTCAACAATCCAATGGGAGTAAGTAACAATGACAGTTACGAGATTTTCACAATGTTAATGTGGAAATCCTACCTAGGATTAGGTGATGCTTTCTGTGAAGTAGTACATGATCCAGAATATACAAATGTACCAATCGGATTAAAACACATACCCTCAGAGTATATGAAATATAATTTAGAGAATGATTGCTGGGAATTCATGAATGGAACACACCAATTCGAAGATGATGAATTAATCCATGTCAAAGACCCAGACATACGAGGCAGTGTATGGGGTGAAAGTAAAATTGATATACTCGCATCAGACATAGCACTAGAAATCCTTGGACGTACACATACTTCAGATATACTTGAGAATAATGGATTAGACCCACGTGGAGTATTAGAGTATGATACAAACTTAGATGATACTAAATGGAATCAGGAAATAGCACGATTATCAGCATTAAGTCAAACACAACAAAAAACAGGAACACTTATCGTTCGTGGAGGAAAGTATACACGAGCAACAACAAGTAATCGTGATATGGAATTCATGGAGTTGATGAAAGATGTGCGTGACCGAGTATTAGCCACTTACAGTGTTCCTCCTCAAAAAGTATCAATTATTGAAACAGCAAATCTTGGTTCAGGTTCAGGGGATAGTCAGGAACGTCAATTCAAAAAAACTTTAAGTGGTAAAAGTAAACTCTTTGAAGGAGCATTTAACAAAGTATTAGGACGTTCATTATTCAAAGAAATATTCCAATACGGAGACTTGGATTTGGAGGATAAGGAGAAACGTGCTAATATTGAAAACACTCAAATACATAACGGTAGTGTAACCATCAACGAGGTGCGTAGTGGTTATAGTATGGACCCAGTAGATTGGGGTGATGTGCCACTAAATTATAATAATAATACAAGTATGCAAAGTTTGGAGGATATAATAACCCAAGAACCAATAGATAAACCTGATGATATTGTACCAACCAGTAAAACAATGCTAACCACACCAAACTTAAAACTTGATATTGTGAATAAAGCATTAATGGAACATGGTTTAACTTGGGAAGATTATTGAAAATGAAAAGTTTAGCATCAACAAGTAAAATCATAAGCATGCCTGAAAGCGTGTATTATGAATTACTTGATAAAGCATTCCCAGACACTTACCCTGTAATTGAGAAAGAATTAAACTTAGATGAGAAAAGATTCCTTGATGAATTAAATAATCTCATAAGTCAAGATGTTGATGCTGCAATAGAATACTTAAACAGTAAAGAGTTTAAACAAGCATTATTTGATTATCGTGATTTAAAGGAAGATTTCTTTAAAGATGTGGAAGACCAATGTTATGATATAGCTAATAGTAAAGCTCAAAGTGTTGAGGAGTTTATGGGAAACTTTTATGAGGCTGGAGCGAAACAGGGATTATCACAGATAATGCGTAAACTTAATTATACCCCGGCAGATGAACAAGCATTCTTCTTTGTTAATCAGTATGCATTTACTAAGGTTAAAAATTTAGGTAGTGATCTTGTTGGGGGGATGCGTGAACATATTTGGCGTGGAATAGCTGAGGGACAATCACAGGATAAGATTGCTCATAGTATTGAGAATCTTCCTTTAAAACCTTTACCTGATAAAAGGTTAAGTGTTCATCAACGTGCGATTCAGATTGCTCATACAGAATCTAGTCGGGCAGTGAATATTGGTAAGTTGCAATCATGGGCTGATTATGGTATTAATTTAGTGAAAATTAATGAGATTGGTGATGGTTTAGAATGTAAAATCTGTTTAAATCTGATTAGTCAGAATCCTTATAATATTAAAGATGCTGATGGATTAATACCTGCTCATCCTAACTGTCGTCATACTTGGGTTCCAGTAACCTTAAGTGAGAATGAGAATGCTCGTGACTTTAAAGATTTACCTGATAAACCTGTAAGTAATCCTCCTGTGATGACTGGGGGTACTGTTAATAATCCTAAATCCCAAATTGTAGGGGGTGGGAAAATTAATCCTTTAACTGAAGAGCAAAGCTTAAGAAGTAAATTAAGTGGGGTTGTTGATGAAAAAGATATTCCAACAGTTGCAAAGAATATGAGTGACTTCCATAATGCAACTAAAGATTTACATTATGAAAACCTTTCAATATGGGATAGTAAGTATAAGAATGTTACTAACATGTATACTGATCATAAGAAAGGTACAGTAAGTGTTCCGGATGAAGTAGATGATTATGTTAAAAATGGGGGATTAGCAATGAGTATACATAACCATCCAAAAGGAAGTAGTTGTCTACCATCAGTTGCAGATATATCAAATGGAATGGGGCATAATAGAACAATCTATGGGGTAACATCTTCAAGTGATAATGGTTATATTGTAATGGTTAATCATGCTCCAGAAGATAATGCTGGAATGTTCCATTGGGTTGAATTAGATCATCAAGCTAAACTTATTAATAATAAAATTAAAAGAGATTTTGAAAAAAGTAAAATGGCTCAAGATTATGATGCTAAGTTAAGAGGATTATTAGCTGATGGTAAAATCTCACCTAAGTCTGCTAATAACGCGTATAATACTGTATTTCATAAATATCTTATAGAGAATACTGATAAGTATTGTAAGTTGATGAATAAGAAGTTAAGTAAGTGTAATATTAATGTTTATCATGTTACACCATAAAAAATATATTTATTAGAAGAAACAAATAATAATCACATAAATTTTAAGGAGTAATGGATATGACAGCTTTAAAATATGATGAAGGTTATGGTCTTGGAGGAAATGAAAGTTTACAAAAAATCATTGAACTATTACCTGAAAATCAAAGAAAGGAATATATTAAAGAATTGAAAGAAGAAGACTCAACAGCTTACTCCGAATATGAAGAATGGGTTAAAAGCATGGAATCCATATCTGATAAGGAAATGGCTGAGATTGATGACTTAGCAAATTCTTTAGAATAAATACATTTACTATTACTAATTTTTTTTATTTTTATATTAACTTTAATTTAAACCTATTTTATATTAATCTAATTTTTACGAGTGTATATGTAACCTAAAACCTAAAAAACATAAAAACAATTAAAACACATACAAAACCTAATTTTTATACAAAACAATAATTAAAAACATAATTTTGAGTAATATGGAAAACAATAACCATTTCAAGATTTACTCAAAAATACAAACACACAATAACCAGAACATCATCAAAGAACAAGATGATGAAACTTATTCTAACAATGAACCATTAATCCTAGAAGGAATAGCATCCACTACCAGTTCCGATTTAGAAATGGATAACTTCACACCAGAATGTATCCAAGAAATGAAAAATCAAGCATTAAACTTAAACATACACTGCGACCATGAAAAAAGCTTGAAAAAAGTTATAGGAACCGTGATAAGTGTAGAAGACACTGATGACACTAACCTTAAAATCTTATTCAAAATCATACCCAGCATCAGTCCACTTGTAAAAGAAAGATTAGAAAATGATGTTAAACTTGGTTTAAGTGTAAGAGGATTAGTTAAAGATTACACTACCAATAAGGATAATGGATGGACAGTTAAAAGCATACAATTAATGGAAATCAGTTTAACTGGATTACCAGCAAATTGGGATACTTTCGGAACAGTACAATTACATAAAAACATTGTAGAATCCAAATGCTTATCTGGGGCATGTGCATTATTACGTAAGAGTAAATCAGAAACAAACAAAGAAGAAACTAAAACATTAAATAAGGAGAATACTATGACTGAACCAATTAAAAAAACAGAAGAAGAACAATTAGAGAAAATGGATGGAGAAATCTTCAGCCCAGAACAACAACAATGCATCATCGACCTCATCAACGAAGCATTAAACAACTTACCCCCAATGGATGAAAACAAATCAACCGAATCCAGTGAAAGTGAAGTTGAAAAAGAAGAAATAGCTACACCTGATGAAACCGAAAAACTTAAACAAAGAATTGCAGAACTCGAAGCACAATTAGAAGAAGAAAAAGCATGCAACCCTAAAAAGGAACCAAAGAAAAGTTTAACAATCGATGATTTAGACAGCATCATCAATAAAGTTGAAAGTAAAGTTGAAGATAATCTTGTTAAAAACTTAGAAGCAACACGTAAACCTGAAAGCAAAACTGATAAATTGGTAAAAGAAGAAGAATTAGAAAAAAAGGGTAAAGAAGAAACTGGTAAACCTGTAACTAAAAGTGCAAGAGAAATAGCTGAAATATTCACAGGTTAAACAAGAAAAATAGATTTAAACAGAATTTAAAGGAATATAAAACACATTTTAAAAAGAGAGAATTAAACAATTATGGTTAACTTAAACGATGCATTACAGACGAGATACGCTTCTCAAGAAGATTTAATTAATTTACAAAAAGCATTTGAAAAACAAAAAGCAATACAAGGAACTGAAGATTCTGATGTTATGATCACTATTGATTATGATAAAGACCTTCAAAATCTTGTAACAATGCAATCTCCTTTCCTCCGATATTGTGAAGGGGCAGGAATGGTAACTGGTGCAACAAGAGATAAGGTAGGTGTACGTAGAAGACAGAAAGCAACCACATCTAGTTTTATTGGAGAAAAAGATGATATCCCAGCATTTGACACTTCTACTTATACTGATGAAGTTGTTAAAATGAAAACACTTGTCTACCCAATTGAAATATCTGACTTATCCTTGAAAGGTGTAGATGCAGCAGACCTTTTAACTGAGGAAATTAATGATGGATACTTAGATATTGCACAAAGTAAAGATAAAGGTATACTTCAAGGTAAAGGTACTACAACTGCGAAAGATTTTGAAGGATTAATCACATCCACCACAACTAATACACATGATAACACTGGAGCAGTATTAGATTTAGATACTGTTGATAATGTAGCACAAGACATTGTAGATGCAGGTGGAAGTCCATCAGCAATTGTAACAACTGCAAAAGTTCAAACACAATTAAAGAACATGATGGAATCTAAACAAAGAGTACTTGATAAAGTAGATTTAAATATTGGTATTCGTGTAGTTGGATACAATGCCCCTAATGGACAAACTATTCCAATCATAGTAGACCCTAATATTGACACTACTGGTATTGAAGGACATGTACTTCAATTTGTGGATAAACGAGCATATCGTATAAGAGAATTACAAGCTCCAATGACTGTTGATTTTGCTAAAACCAAACTCTCAACCAGTAAAGCTATTTATACTTGGTTAACAGCATATAATCGTAATGAGAAATGGGGTGGAAAAATTATTAAAATCGGGGATACTGAATAAGTATGACTACTAGTTTTCAAAAGATTTTCCAACGTAAAGGTGGAGAAATCAAATATTTGTATGATCAAATTAAAGCTTTAAAATCCAGTACTCCTGCTAAAACTGATGTTTATACTAAAACTGAATCAGATACCTTACTGAATACTAAAGCAAACTCTACCGAGGTTTATAATAAAACTGAAGTAGATACCTCATTAGGTTTAAAAGCAAATACATCAGATGTTTATACTAAAACTGAAGTGGATGCATTATTAGCTGGTAAACAGGATAGAGCATAAAAATAAATTTTTAGATTATATTTTTTTAAAAGGACAATGGATAGGGAATGGTAATTAAGAAAGAAGATGTGCTGTTAGCATTAGAGCAGAATGGAGTGGATACATCAAGTTTATCTGATGATGAAGTGAATAGTATGATAAGTTATGCTACTACGCAGATTAGTAATTTAACTGGCTTATCATCTACACCAATTACTAGGGAAACAGTTGACTTATACCCATCACCCTATTTAATTAATTACTTACTCCCTTATTATCCAGTTAAAAGTATTGAATCAATTATAATTAACAATGAAACAGAGTTAACAAGTAATGATTACTTTTTGGATAAAACTAATGGTATAATCAAATTCCGCAAACCAACAATCTTCCCAGTAGACTTTGACATATTAACAATCAACTACACCAGTCAAATCAGTGAAGCTTACTGGACAAATAATGTAGAACCAGTAATACTTGATTATATTGTATTCCAAAACAATCCCATCTACCAACACTCAGGTGTTACTAGTAGTGTAAGTGAGGGAGATGTTAGTGTAAGTTATGATAATACTAGTAGTAAATACAATACATTCTACACTACATTAATGAATAGTATTGAAGATTTGAAAACAAGTAATAAACCACGAGCTACAATGTTATGACTTATTTTACTAATACAACAATGGAGTTCTGGGAACCCTATGAAAGTGAGGAGTATGATGTTTACACAGACACAAACCTTACAAAATATAGGTTAACCACTACAAGTAGTGTGGATTTCCAACCATACACTCCTAAAGAAAGTATAAGAGATTTTGGGAAAATATTACAAAACACTTTCAAAGTCTACACAGATGTAAATTGTTCAGATAATTGCATACTAAGAATCAAAAATGATACACTCACCTATAGCATCACAGGTAGTCCGCAGGTTAATAATCATTTCACAGCAACTAGTCATCATAAAATCATAATCACACAAGAAAGAACAAACCGTAAATTAGAGGAGTGATGAATAGTTTTGGATATTGAAGTGAAAATTAATGATAGTTTCTATAAGAAATGTGGGAACAATTGGAAAACCATTTGCAGTGAATGTTTAAATGAAGTAACATTAACAGCATATAATTATATTATGGAATCAGGGGTAGGTGTGCGTGATGGGAAAACACCATCTGGAGGTGCTCCAGTTGGGGTGTATGAAGATGGTAAAACTGGTGGAACTTTAAAAGCTGGACATCAATTAAATCTTGGAAGTTCATTAAGTAAACAGATCACTAATAATGTTGAATATGTGCCATATGTAATTAATGGTACAAGTCGTATGAAGCCTAACAATTATCCATTACGTGCTTTTAACAAGTTAAGAACCAATGGGGATATGACTAGGGTAACACGTGAAGTATTACATAAGTATGGGATAAATTAAAATGGATAAAGTAACATGGTTTCTTAGAAGCATATTAAAAGGATACATATCCATCAATGATGTTCCTGTGAAAATATTACCTACTTACACACTTGTAGATAGTACTCCTTGTATCACAATAAACAATCAAGGAGGAGGACGATACAATGATGGGGATAAATTATTAAACATGAATCTACCATTACCATCAACACACCCATTATATGATACAACTAATCCCAATAAACTGTACCCTCAACAAGTACGACGAAACAAGAATTATACAACAGTTGTGATTAATACTTGGGCAAGTACTGAACAAGAACGATACCAGTTAAATGAACAAGTCACTAATCAATTATGGAAACTCGAATCCGATTACTATACATTATGCAGTAATTATACTAATGGAATATGTAATACCACAAATACACCATGTCCTGTAACTACTAAGAATAATAGTCGTACTATTAAAGGCCAATGCCCAAACACAGAAACATATAACTATATTAGTCCATTCATGAAGTACAACATCATACGTTCAAGTTTTAAAGTAGAACCAGAATTCAATCAAGATGAGTATGATAGTAAAGAAACAATTTTTAGATCTATCTATAAGATTAGTTTAGATTATTATAATTATCATGTACTTGGAGGTAACCCTACAACAGGATTAAATATAATTGAACAAGGAATATAATCATTAAAAATTTTATATAGGATATTTTTTATGGCAGAAGAAGAAACACAAAAGGAAGAAGCAGTTACAAGTAAAAAGGTAGTTAAAGAAGTTAAGAAAATATTAAATGAATTAGTAACTGAATCAGAAGAAGAATATATATTACTCATTGGAGCATTATCCAAAAATGGATTATTACCCTCATATTATAAGGAACAAAAAGATATGAATTTAGGGTTAAATCCTGAAGGAGTAATGACAGATAAGGAATTTAACAAAATGATAAACGATTATAAACAAATGGAGGTCTAGGATTAAATGGTAAAACCTTATGTAAATCATAAAGAACAATCCAGTTTACCAGTAGTGGACACGGGACGGTATATACCTATCTTTATTGGAGCAACAGAAACAACAACTTACAGTCCTAAGATTCTTGAATTTAAAAAGTATGAAGATGCAGCTAAAACAACAGCATCTGGCGGACTCGGAATAGAACCAGTAGATTTAAACACTAATCCTTTACTTAAATGTATTAAAGAATTTTATGAAGAAGGAGAACCAATAGAAGCAACAGACCTTGGATTAGGTACATGTTACGCTATTGATATGGGTATAGCACCTACTACTGAAAATTGGACAGCAGCTGCAACACTTGCACAAACAAAGAATGATGCGAAAATTGAAGTTTACTTAACAAGTGATGTTAGTGTGATGGATGCAGTTTATACTAATATTATGGATGTTAATAAACTTGGAGCATTAAAACTCGCATACTTTATTGAAACAGATAAAACAGTATCCGATGCAGATTTAATAGCTAAAACAAATGTTTCAGGTGTAGCTGGAAGTTTCATTAATAAGTCACGTATTAACATTATAGAAAATCAAGTTGCAGGTAAGGAAATAGCTAAACTTTGTTATACTCCATTTGATATTGAACCTGGCCGTGATGCTTTCCGTAGTATTGAAGTAGGAACCTTGAAAGAAAGAACTCCTGCACAGATGGATGCGTTAAGTGATGCTGGTATTATATTTGCATATGATGATCATTTCGGTGCTACAGTAAGACCTGTGATGAATCTTGCTACTAGTACTGCTTGGGCATTGAACACAGAGGAAAGACCTAACGATTGTCTTAATCATGCACGGAGAATTGCTGATAAGGTTATTGAAGATGTTGATATTGTTGCATATAATCAATTGAAAAGGAATGAAACTGCAACTAATATTGCACATGTTCAAACTGATGTGGATACTATAGTTGATACTGGTATTCGTGAGGGGTATTTAATGGAGGGTACTGAAATCACAGTTGAAGAAGCTGATGGTGATCCTTTCACTTTAAATATTTATAGTAAGATTAAACCAGTTAACACTAGTCTCTATATTGAACATTACAGTACAGTATCTTATCCGAATGTTAAGGTAACAAGTTAAACATAATTTTTTTTATTTGAGAGTTATAAGATAAATGAGTAATAATGGTACAGAAACGAAAGTAGTTGAGAAAGAGGATACTTACGATTTAGGTGAAGTCCGGTTAGATGGTGAAGTTAAGATTGTGGGGAGTGTGAAGATTGAATCTAAAATAACACTTACTCGTCAAACTAGTATTTCTGATTATGAGGGTATTGCTTGGCAGATGAGTGGTGAGGAGCATTCCTTTGAATTGGGTGAGGTTAATGATATTACATTTTTCCGTAAACTTTGGAATAGTCAGAAGGAGGATGATTATGGTTGGCCTTTAGCTTTGTATAATTTCCGTAAAGGTGGAAGTTATGTTGAGGCTGCTGTATTGTATGGTTGTAAGTTGTCTGATAATACTTATGAATTATCTGATAAGAGTAAGAAAACTATTAAGGGTGAAGGTTTACATTTAAAGAGTAATGAAGATTTAGCTAGTTAATTTTTCTAGTTATTTTATTTTTATTATTCTTTTTTTTATTTTAAACAAATAGTAATACTAATTAATTTTTTAATAATACATAATGATTGTAAAAAAGGAGAGAAACTGAATATGAGTAAAAAACAAAACAAAAAACACGCAAGAAAAAAAGCAGAACAAGAAAGAAACAAAGACATAGACCAATACCTCTTAGAAACACAATACCCCCAAGAATGTTACGAACTACTAAAAGTAGACAACAATCTATCCACAGAAGAACAAGACATAGCAGAAAGAGTAAGAGACCACCAAACCGTAACTGATGAAGAATTCTTAATCATTGGAGAAATACTAGGGAGATGGAGAGGAGCACTACACGAAAACATTCCATCAGAACTTGAAGAAAACGCTAACAACATAATCCGTGAAATCAACAGTGAAAAAGAATTACTTGATCTTCTCGACAAAAGACAAGCAAAAACAATCAAATACAAATACCCCATCGGAGAAGCAGAAGATAGTAAAGAACAAGAATATGTTATAATCAACCTAATAATCAAACCAGTTGATGATAGTAGAGCAGTAGAAAGTGTACAACAACACTTACAAATGTTCCAAGACATTCCAGACAATCAAAGATTCGTCTACGAGAAAGCACAAAGAGGAGAACCAATCAGTCCTGAAGAAGCACAAATAATTAGAAGTGTGAATAAAAAATTAGAAGAAAAAGGAAGAAAAGAGGACATTGCACAAGAAATGAACACATTCCTAGCATACAATGTAGATGTGAAAAATAGTGTATTAACAAATTATGATGATAAAAAAAGGTTCTGGCAAAGATTAAGCTTCATGCCTAAAATGGCATTATATCTCCGTGTTCGTGATACTTTAGGTTTAACAGAAACCTTGAATGATGATATCTACTTTCTTAACTAATTCTTTAATATTTGAAGTATACTTCCGTGTAAGTAAACACTTAGGATGTTTTGTAAGTGATGTGATTAGGAAGAAATTTAATCCTGATTATAGTTTACTTATTACAAGATATTACAGGGAAGTTTTAAGTGAAGTGAAAGCACAGGAAGAGTTAGAGGAGAAGATGAAATAATTCTTTTTTAAATTTATATATTACTTTTTTTTTATTATTAAATTTTTTATTATGATAAATCAAGAATCAAACAAAAAAATTAAAAAAATAGGAGGTGAATCATGCCAACAGGAACAGATGTATTATTAAATTTCTCAGCAGTGGATAATGTTACTGGTGTAACTAATAAGATACAGTCCAGTGTAAAGAATATGGGTGGTACTACAAGTAGTGCAGGTTCATCAGGAGCAAGTAGTATTAGTAGAATAGCTGATGCTTGTGGAGGATTAGATGGTGCTATTACTGGAGTATTGGGTACTATGGGTGCACAAAACTTTGGTAACTTAATATTTGGTACGAGTAAAACTGCAGAAACCAATAAGATACTTATTAAAGGTTTAACCGATACTGAAGCAGAATATAACACTTTATATAATACAGTTGATGAAACAACTAACAAATCTCTTGTAAGTATGCAGAACCTTATACCTGCAATGAGTAACTTCCAAGCATCATCTGGTGCTACTGCATCACAATTAAATACTAATGTAGTACCTGCAATGGCAGATTTTGGACAATATGTATTAGCATTAGGTTACAGTTCTGATGTTGCACAAACTGCTATGAGTGATCTTGGTAAAGGTTTACAAGGACAATTCGCATCACTTGACCAGTATAAAGTTAGTGAGCAATCATTAAAAGATACTGGTTTATGGAGTGGTAAAGCTGATGATATTGAAGGATATATGGCTGCTATTGAACAAGTTATTGGTGGTACTGATGAGTTAATGAATACTACTACTGGGCTTGAAGCTTTAATGGGTAAATCTTTCAGTAAGGCTGGTAAACAGTTAGGTGCATACTTATTACCTATGGAGAAACAGGTTCTTACAGGTTTTATGGGTATTAATGATGCTACTGGTGGAAACTTAGCTGTGGGATTACTTGCAGCTGGTGAAGGTGCTAGTGTATTAGCTCAGGGATTAGGTGCAGTTGGAGCTGCAGCTCAAGGTATTCGTGCATTAAGTAAAATATGGCATGTAGTATCTGATGGTATTAGTGGAGCGATCGCTAAACTTATGGAATATAAAGCTGCTGAAGGCGGATTAGATGTAGGTGGTGATGCTGTTGGTGCTGCTGCAAGTAAAGGTGCAGGAAAAGTTGCAAGTGAAACTGGTAGTGATGTTGGAGCAGATGTTGCTGGTAATGTAGGTGGAGAAGTAGCAGAAGGAATATTTGATAAACGTAAATCATCAAATACTCCAGATATGGATAAACGTTCTGTAAATACTAATTCATTTAAGAATGCTAATAAAAGTATGAAAGGAGCTACTAGTGGTATTAAAGGTATAGCTACAGAAACAGCAGAATTAGCACCAGCTGCAGCTAGTGCAAGTGCAACTTCAACTGCAAGTGCTGGAGCATTATCCACTCTTAGTGCAAGTATTTCATCCATGCTTGTTCCAATGTTAGCAGTAGCTGCAGTTGTTGCAATTATGATTCCAATAATTGCAGGTATCGCTGCAGAAGTATTAATCTTCGTAAAAGGAATTGGAATGCTTATACAAGCATTAGATTTCCAATCCATGAATTTAACTGGACAGATTAATGGAATAAAACAGATTGGAACAGCAATGTGGGAATTAGCTAAAGCATTCGGTGCAATCACATTAGTATCAATTGAAGCAGTAATCTTTTCAGCAGTACAACAATTTACACAAATTATTAATCCAATACAAGTAGCAGTTAATCAAGTTAAGAAAGCTGTAAGTGCAGTTAATCAGTTAGGTGCAGTTGGGAATATTAATAGTAGTATTCCAGCTAAACTTAAAATGTTAAGTACAAGTTTACGGGCTGTTGCTATTGCTATTATGAGTATGACTGCAGTTACTGGAAGTTTATTCCTTGGACAAGTTATAACATTACATGGAATCTTTGGATCATTAAGTAGTAATTTGAAAAATGGTATGAAGGATATTAAAAATGCTATAAGTGAAATTAATAATATGAAAGGTATTCAAAGTGTGGATACTGGTGCGGTTAATAAACTTAAAAGTACAGCTGAAGCATTGAAAGCTGTTAGTGAAGCTATTAAAGCATTAACAGGTGTTACATGGGATACTGGTATGGGTAATCTTTTAAGTTTCGGTACTGGTATTAAGTCCACGATGAATGCTTTAAAAATGGCTAAAACTGAAATTATTAATGCAGTACCTATATTAAACAGTTTTAGTGGAATGCCTACTATTGATACAAGTGTAGGGACAAAACTTAAAAACACTGCAGAAGCTTTAAAAAATGTTAGTAGTGCAATTAAAAGTCTTGGGGATTTGAATTGGAATACTAATGGTCTTGGTGGAATCTTCAATGGTGATGTAATTGGATCATTACGTACTGCTAAATCACAAATTACACAAGCAGCTACAATTCTTGCAGGATTTAATACTATTGCTAATGTTCCTCCTCAAGCAAGTACTAAGGTTAAGAATGTTGCTACAGGTGTTAAAACTGTTACAAGTAGTCTTAAAACTTTAAATGGTATTACAACTACAGGTATTAATTTTACTAATATTGTACCTACACTTCAGAAAGCTCGTACTGCTCTTGGTCAAGCTAGTGTGTATATTGCTGGTTTGAATACTATTAGTAATATTCCTACTACTGTTAATACTAAACTTAAGAAGTTAACTACAGTTTTACCTCAAGTTCGTACAGCTGCAGGTGCTTTAAAGGGTATTCCTACTGTTGCTAATACTGCGAATATTAAGAAAGCAGTATCTGCGATTAAGCAAACTGCATCTGAATTAGCTGGTTTGAACAATCTTAAAAGTGTACAATCTGGTAATGCTTTAAATAGTATTCGTAATGCTTTAAATCAGATTAGGGGTATTCTTAAAACAAGTACTGGACAGATGAGAACTGGTGGTGTTAGTGTTGGTCAAGCTATTAGTCAAGGTATACGTGCAGGTTTAGGAAATCTTGCAGGTGTCATTACCCCTATATTTTTATCTGCTATGAATAGTCTTGTGGGTCAAGCTAATAGTAAAGGTAATCAGGTTGGTGCTGGTGTTAAGAATGGTTTTAGTGCTGGTATTAAAGGTATGGCTCAAGCAGCTGCAACTGAAGTAGCTACAGCTTTAAGTAATATTACTAGTAAGAAATCACAATTTTATACTGCAGGTAGTGAATTAGGAGCAGCATCTGCACAAGGTTATAAAGATGGTGGAGGAATAGCTTCACCTGGTATTATTGCACGTTCAGCATTAGGTGAAGTTAATTATGCACTCCAATTCTTCAGTAGTGGGGAAAGTAAACTTTACACTGCTGCTCAACGTATGGGTAAATCTGCAGCATTAGGTTATAAAAGTACTAATTTCAGTAGTTTATTAAGTAATAATAGTTTAGGTAAAAGTTTCGGTACTAGTACTTTAAATAGTATTAAAGATGCTAATAAAACATTCAAACCATCAATACCTCAAAAGAATGTTAGTATACAAGTAGGTGAAGGTGCTGTGCAATTAGATGCTCGTAACTTAACAACAAGGGAAAGTCAACAAGTTATGATTAATGCAATGGAAGGATTTAAAGCAGTTAAGGATGTGACAGTATAGTTTCTACTAATAATTGGGATTATACTCCTATTGCTTATAAAAATCAGGATATTGAAATTGATGGGTATCCTTTTTATGCGGAGAATATTACTGCAAGTGAACCGTACCAAAGACGAGAGATGACTCGAACTAATATTATGAATGGTACAATCCAGTTTAGTGAAGCTAATTTCATCCCTCGCCAATTTACTTTTAAAGCAGTAATGTTTTTTGATAAAGGTAAAAGTGATGTTCATGATAAGATTCTTCGCAAGATGATTCAGGGAACACCTACTGTTACATGTCGTGATATGGGCGATCCTTTCAAAGCTAACATTACAGTTAAAAAGGATAGGAATAAGCCTCGAAGTATTGAATTAGAATTCACAGTAACTGAAATTCCAGAAAACACGAGTACTATTACAAATTCAACAATTTATGAGGGTACTACTACTAATATTAAAGTTGAGGAATATACTGAAGCGAATAAGAAAATAGTTGAAGCTGAAGAAGCTAAGGGAAAAGTTGCTAAAACAAGTGATAAAACTGACAGTAGTAAGAACACGAAAAAAAACAGTACAAGTAACACCTCAAAGTAATGAAAAAGAGGCCGGTACATCTACATCAAACACCTCCAAAACAGTAACTTCCCCTCCTAAAACTTTATATAACACAACAGATTTACGACCAGTACCAGCAAACATTCGTATACATCAATTAGATGTGTACCGCACTGATGAAGATAATTTTACTGATTATCGTAGTGGTGAAAGTAACTTGGAAACCACTGATGATACTGAAGACACAACAGATAGTGATAGTGAAGATACTGAAGAAGATACAGAATCTGATGATGATAGTACTAAATTCAAATTACATCAAGGCGAAATCTTAGAAACTTATAGTTATAATCAATTATATAATGCAGATTTTAGTAATGATTATGAAGATTGTACTGGTGAGGGAAAAGTACAATTAAAATATAATAAAACAGATTTGAAGAAACTTTACAAAGGACAAAGAATCCTATTATGTAATGGTCGTAAAGATCCATCAGATACTAAAACTTATACTAAAACTGAAATCAATGCAATGGTTAGTAAACGTGAAAAAGAATTACTTGCTGAATTAGTTGCACGTAAAAAAGAGAATATTAAAGCTCATAATGAATCTGAAATAAAAAGTAAAGAAGAAGCACCAAAAGACACTACTTCATCTACAACTAATTCTAAGAGTAAAACTTCAAGTACTGATAGTACAAAGGACTCAACAAGCACAGATAACTCTTCATCAAAAACAAGTAATAATAGTAATAGTTCAAGTACTGCTACTGTAATTCATTATGTGATTACTAATCAAGATACTGAAAAAGAAATAGAAAAAAAGAATAAGTTAAACAGTACGGGTGCAAAAGAAGATCCTAATCCAACAACACTTGAAAAAACACAAATACATCAACAAGCAGTAGATGAAATCACACAAGAAGTAACGGGTTTATATCATAGTCTTAATGGATGGATTACCGAGGAAAAATTCACTAAAGATGGTACAGAATTAAGTTTAAATGATTATGGTAAATTACTTGAAGTAGAGGATAAACTCACTTATGAGAATATGTATCGTAGTAAAATCCTTGAAGAAGTCATCAAAACAGCAGGCCTTATACCTGTAGTGGATTTCACAGACTTACAAGATGATGTGATAAGTTGGACAAGTAAATCTAGTTCAGGTAATGATGGTAGTGCTCATGGTGATGGAAGTATGACTATTGACCAAGCTAAAGCAGCATTTAAAAGTTTTAGTTATGGAGGATTCAGTACTCATGACCCAACAGAAGCATGGAATGCTTATGAGAAAGGGCAAAGAAGTTTTGATTGTTATGGGGCTACAGCATGGTGGTATCATGTACTAAACTTTAAAGTAGGAATAATAGCAAGAGATATATGTTATCCATCAGCACATTCCCGTATAAGTGGAACTCACCATACTATACAAATTAAACAAAATGGATCATGGCAAGACCCATCAGATTATTATAGTGGAGGAAATAGTAGTCTTGGGATTATACATAGTCGTACACAAGATCAAGTATGTCGTGACCCTCCAAGTGGGAATAGTACTCCTGCTTATGTTAAATGTAAATGGAGTAAAAATACTTAAAAAAAGTGGAGGTTAAATAAGAAATGGCTGATGATACAATAACAGTAAACATGTACCCGTCTTGTGGGTCATGTAAAAGTCAAAGTGATTATCAAGGTTATAAGAAGTATACTAAGACTTGGAAAAACCTTTGCACTAGTACAACCTGTAATAGTAAAACACCAGGAACATTACAGAATAATCCTAAAGGCGTACCTGAAGGGGAATTAACTTGTAGTAAATGTGATAGTGATTATTGTGGATTCTGTGGTACTGAGAAAAGTGGTAGTGCAAGATTCCGTCTTGTAAGTGCTACTGAATCTACAAATACTGAAGAAGATGATACTGGGGATAGTGCTAGTACTTATAATGATATGATTAAAGATTTATTAAAACCATTAGATGGAGAAGTAGAGTATCGTATTGTGGAGAATCGTGTTTATATTAATAAGGTTCCTGTTCCTGAAGAGTCTTGTGAATTATGGTTACGTGAAGGATTAAACATTACTGATGATGGTGTAACTATTACTGATTATAATCCTGATACTCCTAACTTCTTTGTTTTCAGTTATGGTGAGGATTATAGTAAGAAGTTTGTTATAAAGATTCCTGAATTGATTGACCGATTTGGTACAAAATTAAAAGAGATTAATTGTACTAAAAAAGTATTAAAATGGGTTCAGGAAGATGTATCAACATCAAGTAGTACTGATTCAACTTCAACTGATAGTACAAGCACTGATGGAACAAGTACAGGGGGTACAAGTAGTAGTACTGGGAGTTCAACTACAAGTAGTGGTAAAACAAGTAGTAAATCAAGTAGTAAAAAGAAAAGTGGTGAACGATACTTTTATACTCATGGTAAATGGGTGTGGATGAAAAAATCCTCTTACTCTTCAGATAAGAAGAGTGGAATTAAAAGAGATAGTCAAGGTCGTATTAAAGGCGAAAAGTATACTTGGGATAGTAAGAAGAAGAAATGGGTATGGCACAAGAAATAATAATAATAAAAGGAAATGATTAGTAATGCCAACAACAACTGATAATACTAATGCTACGGATTCTACAACTAATAGTACTGATTCAACATCAACTGATTCCTCTACTGAGAACACTACAACTGAAAAGAAATGGGTTCAGAAAACAGTAGAAGAACCAATCACAAATTATACTGATGCTCTTAAATTTGCTAAACTTGAAGTTAACAAATCCAAAAGAGATAATGGGCATACACTTGAATGTAAAACAATTGGTAGTGATAAATGGAAAACTGGTAAATGGTGTCTTGTACAAGTACCGTCATTTGATATTAGTGATTATATGTATTTAACAAAAGTGGATCATAGCCAATCAGCTGATGATGAATGGGTTACTGGTTTAACTTTTCAGGATTATCCTCCTAGTTTTGGGTCTGGTGAGAGTAATAAGATTGGTGAGAATAGTGATGATACTAGTACTGATAGTGAGGGTTCAGGAACAGAATCAACTGACAGTACCAATACAACAAGCACAACAACATCTTAATAGGGATTTAATGGTATGAGTAATAGTAAGAATATAACAGTAACACAGTTTAGGGGTTATAAAGCATTTATGGATATGTTCGATGCTTCTGATACTGTGTTGAATGGTAGTGATAGTCAGACTAGTAAAGCTGATGAGAAATTAGAATCTACTAAAATCCGTGTGGGGGAAGTACTACGATTTTATCCTGCAACTGATAAAGTCTTAGTTAAGTTTAATGATAACACTACAGAGCGTTGTGTTGAATCACATCTTGTTGTAAGTGGGGAGGTTAATGTTAGTTTCACCCCTGTGGGTGATGCTAGTGTTGATACTACTTATAATGAGCAATGTATTATTCCAGTTAATAAGTTTTATGCAATTGTTCTTAATATTCGTGATAGTGATAATAAGAAAGAGAATTGTGTTATAGGATATATTAGTAAAGATAATCAATTAATACTTAATAATGCGTATACTGGGGAATTAAAATTACAATATTATGATAGTAGTATAATTCTTAATCAGGATAGTATTACAATTAAATCTGATAATGTTACAATTAATGGGAATGATGCATTAACAACAGATACAAAAGATTATTATAGTAAAACAGAAGTAGATACTTTAATTAAAGGATTAAATGACCGATTAACAGTATTAGAAAATAATGGAGGTGGAACATGAGTATAAGTAAAATCACAGACACAGAAGATAGACAATACAGTACACTTGGAAGGGATATTGATATTCATCGTAGAAATGAAGACGGACGATGGGATCGTACACTTGAAAAGGGAGATTTTAAACTTTTAAAAGGAAAAGATTGTGTAGAAAATGATATAACAATAGCACTCTTAACTGCTTATAATGAGTTAGGAAGTAAAGGTTTAAGCACTTATAATAATTTTGGTAATCATTCTTATGAATTATTAAAGGAAAATAAGTCAAGTATGCTTGTATTTAAATTGGAAAATTATTTTAAGGAAGTTATAAATAAAATCCGTCGAGTTAAAACTGTATTGAACTTGGAAATATTAGAGTATAATATTCATAGTTTTGATGTGATTTTTAGTGTAGACACTCTTCAAGATGTTACTATTAGTGGAGAAGTGAATTATAGTAGTCAGAATGTTTTATCAAGAACATTTTTAACATTAACAAGTAATCCAAATGATCGTGTAGATGTTGGGGTTAGTATGAATTTAGTTAGTATTTTAACTAATACTCGAGGTTCAGGTTTACCTAATATTGATGTGAGTTTTTATAGTAATGATAAACTTATTGGACAATCTAAGACTAATAGTGAGGGTGTTGCTAGTGTTTATTATAATCCAAGTAATACTGAAATGTTAAATATTCGCAGTGTTTTTAATGGAGATAATGATTTCCATACAAGTGAATCAGAGTTACTTAGTATTCCAAGTTTCCAATATAATTTCTTTCAAGATAAAGATGGGAACTTGTATTTGATTTATAATGATAATATTGACACTATTCCTGATTTTATTGTTGATGATGAGGGGGATATGAGTGTTGATACAGATAGTATTAAGTGTGATGTGAGTGTTGATGATGATGGAAATTTTTTTATAGATTTATGAGAGTGTGGATAAGTTTTGAGTTTAAAAAGTTTAAATAATATTAAAGGTTTAACAGGTGATGGATTAGAATTTGTCATCGATAAAGTAAATGATCGTGTTGGTATCCGTGTTAAACCTAATAATGGTACAAGTACTGATGAGTATACTTATACTGGTAATCTTACTGGGATTAGTATTCTGTATAGTTGGGAGGGTACAAGACTTGGTATTAAGAATAGTGTTGAGGAGAATTATACTTACACTGATTTGAAGGGTGATGCTGGTTTTGTTTATACTCCTGTTGTTACTGAGTTGTCTGATGATGTTATTTTATCATGGACTAATAATGGGAATTTAACTAATCCTGCTAATATTAATATTCGTGGTCCTAAGGGGGATAAGGGGGATACTGGTACTACTTTGTTTACTATTGTTACTGCGAATACTTTTGCAGAGTTACCTAGTACTGGTGAGACTGGTATTATTTATTGTGTTCCGAATGGTACTAGTGGGAGTAATAGTTTTGATAATTATTTGTGGTATAATGGTGCTTATGACCGTTTTGGTAGTTTGGAAGTTGATTTAAGTGATTATTATAATAAAAGTGAAGTAGATACTAATTTAGGATTAAAAGCAAATACATCAGATGTTTATACTAAAACTGAAGTTGATACTAGTTTAAGTACTAAAGCTAATAGTAGTGATGTGTATTCTAAGACTGAAATTGATAATCTGATTGGTACAGCAAATGATATAATAACAGGATAGTGATTGAATATGAGTTTATTAAGTAATATAAATACTTTAAGAAGACTTATGGTGAGTAATCTTAACGATGCAGGTGTAACTGATGCAACAAGTACTATGGGTTTAACTACACTTACAAATAAGATTAAAGGTTTAGGAGTAGTTTATCCTGAAACTTATAATTATTATGTTAGTGATACTTTAGGGAGTGATACTAATACTGGTACAAGTAAAACAGTACCGTTTAAAACTGTTAGTAAAGCTTTAAGTGTTATGAATGATTATGAATCCGTGTTAATTATGGAGGGTACTTATACTGGTGATGGTGTTAATTGTAATCTTATAATACGAGGTAATGTTAAGATTTTTGGTGTTAAGGGTAAAACCTTGTTTGATGGTGAGGATACTTATCGTAGTGGTTTTGTTAGTCCTACTGGTGTTCATTGTTTACTTCAGGGTTTAACTTTTCAAAATGGTTATGCAAATAATGGTGGTGGAGTTTGCAATAATGGTAGTAGTAATACGGTGACTGATTGTACATTTTCAGGTAATAATGCTTCAACTTCTGGTGGTGGAGTTTACAATAGTAGTGGTAATACGGTGACTGATTGTACTTTCAGTAATAATGCTTCAAATAATGGTGGTGGAGTTTACAATAATAGTAGTAATACGGTGACTGATTGTACTTTCAGTAATAATGCTTCAACTTATGGTGGTGGAGTTTACAATAATAGTAGTAATACGGTGACTGATTGTACTTTCAGTAATAATGCTTCAACTTATGGTGGTGGGGCTATTTATAACAGTTTCTCAAATATTGTGACTGATTGTACTTTCAGTAATAATGCTTCAAGTTCTGGTGGGGCTATTCTGAACAATTCCTCAAATACTGTGACTGGTTGTACATTTTCAGGTAATAATGCTTCAACTGAGGGTGGTGGAGTTTACAATGATGATAGTAATAATAATATTAGTTACTCCTCATTTAAAAATAATACCCCACAAAACATTTATGTAAACGGTTCATATTCAGGAACAATCACTTATTGTTACTGGAATACAAGTAGTCCATCAAGTAGTACTTATGGAACACTACAAAGTTACACAGTAAGTAATAATATAACTGATAGTAAAAATATTACGGGAACAATCAACATTAGTACTACAAGTACTACAAATACTGAAAAAATAGAAATAAATGGACAATTCCTTGACATATGGAAACAACCAATAAACAATCTTGAAATAAAACTATACGACAGTAACAATACCTTACTCGGAACAACTACTACAAATACTAATGGAAAAGCTTACTTCACACAACAACCAACAGCAAATACCACTTACAAATTAATAAGTACTGCAACCACAAATTATAATACAATAACAACCAGCACAGTAACTGTAAGTATAACAACTGGTAAAACACCAGTAAGATTAAAAATAAGTACAGATAAAACCAGTTTAACCACAGATACAGCCATAATAACTGGAACAATAACCACTAACACCAATACTGTGATAAGTAGTGCAAGTATAATCCTAAAAGAAAACAATAAAAAATTAACAACCCTCACAAGTGACACAACTGGAACAATAACCTACACTTACACACCAACACTTACAGGGGAAAATAGTTTACAATTATATTATGCAGGGGGTAGTACTTATACAAGTAAAGTATCCAGTACCATTACAATCACAAAAACATAAAATTCATAACTTTTTTATTATTTTTTTAAATTGGATTATATACATTTTTAACTATATGTACTTTTAAAATAATAAAAAAAATAATATTGAAAAAAAAGGAGTTGATTAAGAATTTTCAAAACACAAGAAAAATATCGATACCAACAAGTTTACGCTAATCAATGTGTAAACTGTAAACTTGAACAAACAAACGAATGCGACTTAGCATTATACAAGAATAATAATCAATATGAATGCTACAATTACAAGGAGGAGGTAAATATTAAATGATAAATAATACAATAAACCCAAAAATAAAAACTTACAATGAAATATTTATTGATTTACTAACCCGCGCATATCAACAAGGACTCATAAGCGATGATACTCATTTCCTCGAATACATAGAAAATGGTGTTGATATTGAAAATATGTACATACTAACACTCTCAAACTATTCCCAGGAGTATGAACAAGAATACAATGCACTGAAATCCATTATAAACTCAAATGATATAGATAAAGCCACAGGTTCAGATTTAGAAATATTAGGCAACCTACTAGGTATACCACGACCAACCGGTACACACCCACTCGTAACTGTGACCTTCAGCATAATCGCAACCACAGATAATAATATTATAATCCCTGCAAATACTTCACTAACAAAATAAAATATCAACTAATAAAAAAAACAATAAAAACAAAACCACAAAACTGCCCATTCTTCATAAAAGAAATATAAAAAGGAGAATATAAAAAAACAAAGGAAAACAAAAACAATGAACAATCTAAACTTCAAAAAAAGAACATACAACGAAATCTTCCTCTCCTTACTCATAGACGCATACCAAGAAGGACTACTCAGCACAGACACAAACTTCATCGAATATGTGCAAAACCAAGAAGACATAGAAAACATACTCATAATAGATTACAGTATAATAGCATACCAACTATCCCTCTTCTACGACGATGCAGAACTAATCTACAATGCCAAAGACATAGACAAAGCAACAAGTACCGACCTCGACAATATCGGAAAAGAAAAAGGAATCACAAGACCCCCAGCCACATATCCAGAAACAGTAATCACATTCTACATCAAAACACCTACAGATAAAGACATAATAATACCAAAAGGAACACGAATAGGAAACTACAAAACCGATGGTCCAATCTATGCAACACTCGAAGATGTAACATTACCCTCAATAAGTACAAAAACAATACTCATCACTGGACAAGAATACAGATACACACAAGTCAACAGTCGTTCACTAACTGCAGGATTAGATGGAAGAGTAGATCAAGAAGAATTATCTGAAATTATAGATAATATTGATAACAAATATAATGTAAACATTTACGCAATAAACCTTAAAGGTTCATCTGGAGGACGAACAGCCTACGATGATGAAGAATATCGTTCACTACTCAAAGAATGGGTTTACAGTTTCCAAAAAGGAAACCTCGCATGCTACACAAATTACTTAGAAAGAGTAGATGGATTAGACAGTTACTACTTAATACCTCAATGGAATTATCCAGGAACAGTAAAAGTAGTACTAGACCCGAACACAACAGAACTAATCAAAAGAGTTAAAAATGAAATAGACAATAATGTAGGGTTATGTAAAGAAGCAGTAACTGTTGTAGGTGCAACAGAAAAAGAAATAACAGTATCATGCACAGTAAATGTAGATATAGACCGTATAGTAGAATACAGTAGTGCAGAGAAAACAGAAATAGGTGAAAGAATCAAAAAAGGATTATACAATTATATAATGGGGGATAGTGATTTAGGATATAATGGATTAGGCATAGGTGAAGACTTCATACCATACCAAGCAGGAAGCTATCTTAACCTAATCATTGATGAAATCAAAGATATAACATTTACAAGCCCATTAACACCAATAGAAATAAAAGAAGATGAAATGGCAATAACAAACCTTGAAAACTTAACAGTAACAGTACAATAAAAAAAAATGGAGAGATTATAATATTAAAACATAACACAATATATGGAGGTGAAAAATGAGTAATCAACCAGAAACAATATTAAAAAAATTATTAAATTATTATCCTAACTTCATAACAAGATTACCAGAAACAACACAATACAAATTTGTAAACACAATAAGCAAACAATTCTTACCATTAAAAATTTTACTTGAAAAATTACGATTACAAGAAAACTTAGATCGTCCAATACAAATTTGGAAAGAACAAAATGAAGCATATGATTACTCTATTTTCTTTCGTATAAACTTAAATAATCTTAAAAGTGTAAAAATTTATAAAGAAAACTGGGCAACTAATGATGAATTAATTTACCAAGAAACTTACAATTATGCTGATGAAACAAATGAATTCTTTTACGAATACATTACAACATCTGAAAATGAAATACCATCTACACATTATTATGTAACAGTAGAAACTTATGATGAATATAGTTTCACTAAAGGTTTCCCTGAAAATGATAGAACAGTTAATGATCATTTAAACATCAGTCGAGAACTTAATAATCAAGGTTTGTATGATATAACATTTAGTACTAACAATTTGAAAAGTATTAAAGAAGCACAAATACTTGTAAATAATCTTATCACAGTAGATGAAGTATTTAATCCTGATGAAAATCGCCCATATCCAAATAATTGGAGTTATAGTTTCAGTGCTCCTGAAACAGAAATATTGAACAGTAATTATATTTTCATTGTAACTTATACTGAGAATAATAAGGAGTATACTGAAAGAATAAGTGTTCAAGGGAATAAGTTTTATCCTGATATTTATGATCATGATTATGCTCTTGATAATATTGGTCGTAGAAGTAATTTTCCACGTTCACAATTTATACCTTACACAAGTACTCTTAATTTCACTGAATTCTATGCTAATACTGAACCTTCTTATAATAATTGTTTAACTGAAGATGATTATCATTATGCTAACCGATTAAAATATTATTTAACCAATTTAGACACTACAGATTTACCTATACTTGAATTGTATAAGTTTTATGGTATTATAAGTGAATTAGTAAATCGTGATACTTATCTTGCTAAACAAGACATTACTTATATGCGTTCTGGAACATGTCCTGATGATGGTGATGGAGTGAAACTTGACACTACTACTAGTTTCACTAGTACTAATACTTTTAACATTAATCGTGAAAAGAAAATCATAGTAGTAGTATTAGAGAAAGATACTATTAATATTGTAAGTGCAGGTAATGTTACATTTAAAATAACTGATAGTAATGGTAAGGAGTATCGTGAAACTGTTAAAATACAGAACAATCGTGCAGTATTAAAATACACTCCATCAGTTAAGGGAATAATAACTGTTACTGCACTATTTGAGGGTACAAGTAAGTATAATAGTAGTATTCGTACAAGTGTTAGTGATGTTAAACGTATACCTGTATCTGTGCATGGTTTAAATGTTAAAGGAATTTTTGGTACTAATATTTTCCTTAGTGCTTATGTTAGTAGTGGGAATAAAGAGGATAATATTACTGGTACTATTAGTTTTAGTATTAATGGTAAAGATGTTACTAGTAATCTTATAGGTTATCTTGAAAATCCTAATTGGCACTTCGATTATAAGAATGAAGCAATAACTCAATATTTAATTCCTTTCACTATGAATCCTGGTTCTTATCAGGTAAAAGCAACTTATAGTGGAGATGATTATTTTGCACCGAATTATGGTGAATTCACTTTAAAGGTAACTGATGCTCTTATACAGACAGAGTTAACTTATCTTTTTCTTATGAAAAATTATGTAGGTTTACGTATCTTTGATGAGGATTTTAATTTCCTTAATGATAAAACTATTAAAATCTTATTAAATAATCAAGCAATTGATAGTATAATTTCACGTCAAACTAAGTATATTATTATTCCAAAACCATTACCATCTTATACTGCAAAGGATACTATTACTGCAGTATTTGAGGGTGATGAAACACATGAGAAAAGCAGTTGTGTTATTTATCCAACTCCTGAAGAAATTCTTATAGATACTCCAAGTGAACCTATTGAAACCTTTTTTAATGATGTTTTCATCAACCCATCACTTGTTGCTTTCAGGTTACATGATGCTAATGGAAAAGTTTTAGATAATCAAACTGTTATCTTGAAAAAGAATAGTACATTAATTAAAACTGTTATTACTACTAAAGGCTGGACTATTATCAATAATATTCCAAGTTTTAATAATAATGATATTTTAACATTAAATTTCGAAGGTGTTGAAGATTTCTACCTTAAAAGTAGTGCTGTAGTTTTAACAAATACTGGAGATTTAAAAACAAGTAAAATAGTTTTAAATACTGATAAACTTAAAGTTAATACTCTTAATAAGATTAAAGCTACCTTAACAGATAAAGATAATAATCCTATTACTAATGCTAAAGTTAAATTCACTATAAACAATACAACAAAACTTACAGAACTTACAAACACTGATGGAATAGTTAGTGTGGATTATACCCCATTAACTATAGGAGTTTACCCTTTACTAATTGAATATGAAGGAGATACTAATTATGAAAGTTCTAACCTACTAACTAAATTAACAGTTAGTACAGGAGCTTTAGACACTTTCTTTAACTACATCTTCATCAACCCCCAATATGTATTATGTGGACTTCACGATGCAAATGGTACAAGTTTAAGTAATACTGATGTTAAAGTACAAAAGAATGGTACTACTATTAGTGGAGGAGCTGTTAGTACAGGTACAGGTAAACATTGGACTCATGTTGTAAGATTACCAAATTACACTGAATCTGATATTATTACACTTTATTATCCTGGAAGTACTGATTATAATACTGTAACAGCACAAGTTTATCCAGTAAGGAACAATGGTATTCCAGATGAACCAACAACCCAATTAACAACAACATTAACTCTAACCAGTAGTAAGAATAGTATAACTACTGATAATACTAGTGATGAGGGTAAAAGTGTTTTAACTGCTACATTAATTGATAGTAATAATGATCCTGTAATTGGACGTTATCTTAAATTTTATGATGGTACAACAGTACTTGCAACCTGTCAAACTGATGAAGAGGGTAAGGCAAGATATACTTATACTTGTGCTAAAATAACAAGTTCTCCAGAAATAAAGAATATAAAAGCAGTATTTGAAGGAACAAGTGGTTATGCTACAAGCACCTCTGAAATTTTAGATATTAATGTTACAAGTGTTAATACAAGTAATACGAATATAACATTATTAATTGATTATAACAATCTTTTTGTAGGTTCTACTTATGATTTAACTGCAATAGTAACAAGTAAAGATGGAACACCTATAACTTCAGGTAAAGTATATTATTATCGAGGGGATATTTTAATTGGCTATGCTAACTTAAATACAGGTGGAAAAAGCATATTTAAATATACTCCTACAAGTGTTGAAAACTCTAAGAACATACAATTATTCAAAGCAGTATATGAGGGAAATAATGTTTATGATTCATGTACTAGTAGTGTTGTTAAGCGTTATATTTACATCTCAACAGTTTTAAGTTTAGTAGCTAATCCTACAAATTGTAGTATTAATCAAAATGTTAATTTAGAAGCTACATTAAAATCTAGCACTAATAATCTTATTGTTGGTAGAATAATTGATTTTAAATGTAATGGTTCACATTTTGCATATGGTACAACAAATACTGAAGGGATTGCTACTTTACCTGCTCCTACAACAAAAAGTACTGCTGGAACATATGTATATAGTGCTAGTTATAGTGGTGATAGTGGATATAATAATTCTACAAGTAATAATGTTAATGTAACTTATACTGCTACAACTAAGATTAATACTAATATTTTATGTAATACAAATATTGTTTATCGTGGGGAATATATTTATGCTACATTAACAGATGAAAATGGTAATCCTTTAAGTGATAAAAATGTTTATTTCACGTTAACAAGTAATCTTAGTAAAAAGTATACTGCTACAAGTATGGGTAATGGAGTATATCGTTTACTCATAGAGTTAAATGTACAGAATGTTACATTCACAGCAAGTTTTGATGGTGATGAAAATTATAATAAAGCAACACCTAATAGTACAACATTAACTGTTAAACAACATACAAGCAGTATTAAACTTGTACCGGAATCACATACTTTAACTAATGGTGAAAACCTTGGAGTTTACTTATATGATGATAAAGGTAAACCTATTATTGGTGCAAGTGTTTACATTAACACCTATAACTTAACAACAGATAATAATGGTTACGCGTATATTACATTGAATTTAAGTATACCTGGAAGTTCAAGAACTGATACTGTGAAATATGGGTATAATGGATCAACTTATGTTTCAGGAGATAGTAAAGAAACTACTGTTGTTACTTATCCAAAACCAACAGTTACAAAACTTACACCAACAGTTACATTAACTAGTGATACTTATAATGTTGCAAATGGTAATTACTACACTCTTACAGCTACTTTAAACACAACAAGTGCAACTGGTACTGTAACATTTTATCAAGCAGGAACAAATATTGGAACCGCAAATATAAGTAATGGAAAAGCATCACTCCGTAAACTTGCAAGTATATCCGTGAATGGTACTTGGAATTTCACAGCACATTATAATGGGGATAGTAACTTTAACACTAATGACAGTGGCATAATTAGTATTTCAGGATATGTTCCAACAGTTACTAAGACAACTCCAAGTATCACATTAACAAGTAGTGGTAATAGTATTCCTTTAGGTTCTAATTATAGTTTAACTGCAAGTTTACCATCCGATTGTACAGGTAATGTAACATTTTATCAGAAAGGAAGTTCAAGTAGTTCATATATTCCAATAGGTACTGTAAGTATAAGTAATGGTAAAGCAGTATTAAATAGTACTGCAACAGCAACAGTAGGAGGTTCATGGTATTTCTATGCACATTATAATGGAAATGATTATTACAATACTAATGATAGTTCTTCAGTAATCATCACAGGTTATGATACAAAAATAACCACCATTACAGGAGCCCCTACAAGTATGAGTCCGGGAGATACATTTACTGTATACTTGAAAGATTATCAAGGAAACCCAATCATCGGACAACATGTATCAATTAAAGCAACACGTACTGCAACTGGTGCAAATCAAACACAATGGAGTACAACAGCAACTGATGGAAGTGTGAGTTGGAGTACAGCATGGAATTATGAATGGGTAAATGAAACAATAACAGTAACAGTAAGTTATAGTGGAATATCTGGACAATACAATGCTAATACTTCAATGTTCACAGTACATTGGAATTAAAAACTTAAATTTTAAATTTTTTTATTTTTTAACTAAACATACACAATAAATAAATTATTACAAAAAAAGGAGAAATAGAAACAAAATGACTCTCGCAAACAGTGCAACAATAACAATAGATGGTACAGATGGAAATGGAAATACTGGAGTAATCGTAAAATTAAAAGATGCTTCAGGAAACATATTAGAAACAGTAAGTGTAACAAGTGAAAGTGTAGAAAACATTTACGCAAAACAAGTATTACTCGGAACCGAAAACACAAGTGGAAGTATAAGTGTATACCGTTCAGGTAAAACATGTGTACTAAAAGGAATAGATCTTGATGGAGTACATATGGGTTCAAGAGATTATGATAATGGATTAAATGGATTCCTTAAAATGTTAGATTTACCAACAACTGGAGAATATGCAAACATTTTCACCCCTCCTGCAAATGTATTCTGGTATAATGAAATTATATTAACTGACAGTACATATAAAACAGCAGTCCCATTAAGTTTTGGTATTGGTGGAAGCACATTATATAATCGTCTGGAACGTTCTGGTACATATAATCAAACATGGAATGATATAAACTTCACGTTAGTATACATTGTAGAATAAGAATATTTTTACAAATTGATGGGATTCACATTTGACCAAACAAACATGTCCTAAAAAATATATGTATACAAAAGAAAATTGGAATCCAAATGTATATGATATAAACATTAACTATGATAAAATACCAAAAAATCGTCATATTCCAATTTCTACTGAAGCTGAGGAAGTAGTATCACGTGCTCTTCCTATGAGTCAAAAGAACTTCATAAAATTCCAAACAGATACAAGTAAAGATACTAATAAAGTAAATGTTTTAAGTGATTATTATTGTCTCGTGCAAAATCTTATACAAACAATAACCCCTAATGATTTAATAGATGTACAAAATGGTGTAATAAATAATTCAGGTAATCTTGAATCAAATGGGGAATTGAATTGTACTGCTAAAACACAATTATTAAATTTAGGAGTTGTTAAAACAATTTCATTAGAAAGTAAACTTGTAGGTTGCTTCTATGAAATGTATAGTGCAAATAATGAATTGTTAAGAAAGTATGATAGTAATAATATAGATGTTAGTAATATGTATGGTACAATTTATTTAAAAATTATTATTAAACCTGGAAGTTATTGGACATCACTTAAAACATTTGTACCTACACAGTATCCTATTAAGAAATTATGAATAATAAAAACAATTTTAAAAAAATGAGATGGATATGGATAAAATAAATATTACAGGAGAATATGAATATATTATTCATATTCCAACAATGTTTCATGATTACAGTACTGTAATCTTAAAAAAACATAACTTAATAACAAGTGCAGGTGTAGATTACTTCCTTAAACGATGGATAACTAATGATGTTGATTTAATTAAAAACATTATAGTTGGAACCGGTACAAATCTACCAAGAAAAGATGATGTACTATTCACAGGAAACAGTGCAACACCCAACTTATCATCTGATTCAAGTACTAATTCAATAATACTTAAAGCAACATTCAACAGTAACCGTATAAATGGTACTACTGAAATAGGAGTAGCAACCAGTAATGGAGTATTAATAAGTCGTGATGTACATGAAAAAATAGATATACCAATTACCAGTACATTCACAATAGTATACACATATAAATTAAACACTTTAAGCATTAGCACAGGATGGACAAAAAGCCAAGGATATGTTAACACTTACCAAACAACCAATCTAAACAATATAATAGGAGTAACAGAAGAAGATAATAACACAGGATACCAAAATGTACTAGGAGCATTCAAAGTAGATAAAACAGATTCCAGTTATTATTATGATACTATAAACAATTTAGTATATATACATACAAGTGATGGATTAAACCCATCCAATCACAAAATAAGTTTAAAGTATGCAGAGGGAACTAATGAGTAAAACAATAGCAAAATATGTAAAAATGCACGATAACGATAACCTTTACGGTGACCAAAAATATATCACCGAAGATATGCTCCGTCAATACGCTGCAAATGATGAATATGAATATCAAGAAATAAAAGATTTATGGGATAGTACAGACCCTGAATGTAGAATCTGGCAAAACCCAATTCCTATGGATCAAGGAAGTTATGGGGTAAAACTTGGTACATATGAAGTAACACAAGAAGATGGGACAAAAGTTACAAAGGAAACTTACTGCTTTGATGATAGTACCAGTTTCTCAGGTTCATCTGCATTTAAAAATTTCATCACAATAGACTTGAATAAAACAACTGCAAGTATAGATACAAATGCTGGAGCAGTTACTATACCAGTAAATACTTCCACTACTGAAAATCAGGATACACATAATTATGGTCCTTGGAGTGGAATGCAAGCTAATGAATATTGGTATATTGGATATAATCGTACAAAAACTTATAATCCTACTAAATGGAAAGATGATTTAGATAATACTAAAATACCATCAGTTTGTCGATTACAGAAGTTTATACCAACAATCACTGGACAATTAAAAACATTAACACTTAATCTTAAAGGACATAGTGATGCTGAGTATCCTCTTATAATTGAAATTTATGAATATCCAAAGACTAGTGCAAGTAAACCTTTAGCTAAAACAGAATACAGATTCACAACAACTTCCAGTGCATTGTGTGCTATTACTTTTGAAGCTCCCCCAACACTTACAAAGGATAAAGCATATTGTTTTGTTTTACGTAGTCCATTAACAAGTTTTAAAAAATCTTATGGAATTGCTGGGTGGAGTAAGCCTTGTGGAACAGATACATACCCATCAGGGTATGCAGAGTTAAGTGAGGATAATGGTTATAGTTGGATTAAACATGGTAAACCTGAAAAAGTTAAATATCATAATGGGGCTAAACCTCCAGTTAATTTCGCATTCGCTGCACATATAGTATCTACAACTTCCGAGTATCCAATTAATACTGAATATGTATTATACTTTAAACCTCAAAGAATGAATCCTATAACTTATTGTAAAATTGCTCCAACACAAACTGTTAGTACTGCAAATGGTACAAGTGTAGATTGGTATGTTTCACAAGATGCTAAAACATGGACTCCATTATTAGAAAATGGAAATTATAGTACAACATTTAGTACAACAAATAATCCTAATACTAATTTCATGTTCTTAAAAGCAATACTTAAAACAACTAATAAAACTTATACTCCTACTATAAATTATATTAGTATTCATTGTGATACTGAAAAAGCAGATAATGCTTTCTTTAAATCTCAAATGTTTAAACCTCGTGTAAGTGAAATGTTAGGTGCAAGTATTTGGAGTAATTGTTATCATCCGTATATTGCAGAAGCTGATACAAATGTTGAAGTAGATATTTTCCGTGACATGATCATGAGGGATAGATGGAAAATTATAGCTCCTGCTAGTATTGTTGATTATCCTTTTGAGGCAAGTTTTATTCAAAATTATTATTTTAAGGATAGGTATAATAGTATTCATCCAAGTAATGAAACTGATACTCCAACTGCACAGGATATTACAAGTTATGAGGCTACACAGATAGCTGCAGTATTAACTGAATCTACTGGTAAAACAATTACGAGTGATAGTGTTATAAGTGAATATACAAGTAAACATTATCTTTCATTAACTGATGATGAATCTAAGAGTATAATTGAATTATTTAATACTGAATTAGCAAAAGTAACTAGTGATGCTGAAGGTGAGGAATTTTTAATTAATTATCCGTCACTTATTCCACAATTGCAGGAGCATAATATTTATTTAAAAGGAACATATCAAATACCTTTAAGTTGTCAAGCTGTAAGTCCTCTTGGTTATATGACTTATCATCCAGTGAGTAGTGATGGTACTGCAGCAGAACAAGGTTTAAGTGAATATCATGATTATGTTGCAAGTTACAGTGATGATGATTATACTTTACAATGTACTGTTAGTAATAATAATTATATTTATGATGTAAAAAATGATGATAAAACAGTTTTAACATTCCTTAAACAGTCCAGTACTTCATCTGAAACAAATACTTTAAATACTCTTAGTAAATTAGATGTTGGGGATTATGAAGTAGAATATACTCCTTTATGGATTAAAGGGTTAACTATGGATACTTTTGCTAAACATGATGATGATGGGAATGTAGTAACTAATAGTCTTGGGAATATTGTTTATGATGGTTTTCCTTTAGATTTATTAATTGATACTATTCCTATTACTTGGACTAATGAAGTTTTAGATACTAGTTATTTGCTTAGTGTTGAACCTTTATGTGCTGTCCGAAAAGTGTTGTTGAATGAGGATACTGAAGAGGAGCAGGAATTATATGAGGACTTGGACTTTACGGTGGATTATATTAATAAGCGTATTAACTTTTATTATAATGACTTCACTACAGATGATATAGTTACAGTTAGATATACACCAAACTTAACTGATACTGGATTAGGTGTAGCTTATCGTATGACTCGTTCCAATCTTGGTAATCAAGCTTACATTTTACCTGACTATTGGCAATATAGAGTATAATTAATGATATAAAAAAAATAAGATTTTGGTGATTAATTGAGAAGTAAAAAGAAATATAATTATGTGCTAATCTATGCAACACAATGTGTCAATTGTAAATATTATCAAGATTTAGATTGTGAATTAAACATTGTAAATAATAAATATGAAGATATTAAATGTGCAAATTTTGAAAAAGAAGATGGAGGAGTAAATGAGTAAATATAATGCAATATGGTTACGAGGTAAAGATTTAGAGAAAGTAAACTTATCTGAATTAAAAAGTAATGGAATAAATGTAATCTTCCTTAATTCAGCAGCTTTTAATCTACATGGAACATTACGAGTTGAGGGATGGATCAAGAAAGCAAATACTTATAATATTAATATTCATATATGGGTTCAAATCTTTTATAAAAATGGTTGGATTAACCCTACAATAGATAATAGTATTCTAAATGAAAAGTTAAAAGAAGTGAAACAGTACGCTTCTTTTAATGGGGTTACCGGTATAAATCTTGATTATATCCGATTTCCAGGAACTGCAAAGAAGTATCCTAATGCAGAATCCATTATTACAGATAGTGTTAAACAATTAGTTGAAGCAGTTAAAAGTGTTAAATCAGATTGTCTTGTGTCTGGTTCAATTATGCCAGAACCAAAAAGCACAGCTTATGGGCAAAACGCAATAGCATTAAGTGAATATTTAGATATACTTACACCAATGGTTTACAAAGGAAACTATAAAGCTGGAGCATCATGGATTGGTAAAGTAAGTAAATGGTATAAAGATAATTGTCCAAAAGCTTACATCATGCCGGGATTACAAACATATAAATCAGATAATGATACTACTAAATTATCCAGTACAGAATTACTTGTAGATGCGAATACTGCATTAACTTATGGGGCTGATGGTGTAGCTTTATTCCGATATGGTTTAATGAATAATATACAATTAGAATTAGAAGGAGAGGTAAATAATAAAATGACTGATATGACATGGGATGAAACAAAACTCGGTAAAGATATTTTTAAACTTGCAATAAAAGTAGTTAATAAATTCATTAAAGATGGAGGTAAACCAGTTGATGAAACAATGGTAACTCCCCTTCACCCAAGTCCAATTATAGCTTTCCAATATTGGCGTTATAAAGAAATGTTAAATAGATGGAATAATTACATAGCTAAAAATGGTCGTGAACCTAACTATATTTATATTAAACCTGTAGCAGTAGATGTTAGTGGGGATGATAAGATTTTACCTATTGCCACTGTTTTGGATATGGAGAAAAGAGTTATAGCATTCCTCAGTAAAGGTAATAAACCTGCAGATACTCGTAGAATCTATTTAGATTACAGTACTCGTATGGAGTATGTTACTTATACAAAATATAAGGATATGATTGCAAGAGTTATTAGTTTCCGTAAAGCAAAGAATAGAAACCCTAATTATGTATATATTATCACTCAAAGTAATAGTAATTCTACTACTCGTCCTGAAGCTGTTGGTGATGATTTAACTCCTAATGGTGATGGTTGGTATCTTTCACAAAGGTATAAAGAATCTTCATCTGCTATCAAACAGGAAACATTATACTGGTGTGGACCTAATAGTATACAACAATTATTATATGAACTTACTGGTAAATGGTTTAAGGAATCTTATATTGCGAAAGTTGCAGGCACTACAACAAGTGGTACTGGTCCAAATGAAATTACTAGTACTATAATTAAATTATGTAAAAATGAAGGTTTGGATGTTAGTGTTGTTTGGCAGTATTATAGTGATCTTGGTAGTGATGGTCTTGGTAAACTTATTAAGGATATTAAAACTGGGGCATTACAACATTTAAATTATAAATATAAATGGGGGCATTATGAGTATCCGATTGGTATTAATCATACGACTAAGAAGATTCTTGTAGCTAATAGTCTTAGTGGTGGTTGGTTGGAGTATCGTAGTTTAAGTACTAATACTTCTTGGTTGAATGCTATGAGTGGTAAAAGTATTTGTACTGCTAAGTTAAATTAATAATCATTTTTTTTCTTTTCTACTTTTTTTTAAAGAATTCTTTTTTTAGTATAGTTAATCTACATGAAACTATACACTTTTTGTATAAAACAATTATACTTGTTTTATATTAAATACTTACTCAATTAAAAATATACTTCTTTTAGTAAGTATTATTATACTTAATCATTAAACCATTTAAAACAATTTTATATTTAACTTTAATTATCTAAAAATAAGTACCAAAAATAATTAGTAAACATCGTAATTTTAATATGATTATTCCCTGTAAAAAACATAAAATTACATCGTTTTGCAAAATTATATATAAACAAAATCATAAACTATCATCATGACCCCAGAAAAATTTACTAAACAAGACATAGAAAAAGATAAAAAATATTTAAAATTAGTAAATAAAAAACAAATAAAACCTGCCACCCAAAGATTATACACTATAAGTTTACATCAATTCTGTAATTATATAGAAAAATCTCCCACAGAATTAATAACAATATTAAAAAATTTACAAAAAGACAGAATAATAAAACAAATAATTAATGGAGAAGAAGAATTATACATTGATAGATTCAACCCTAACGATAGTTTAATAAATGATATGTTCGATGATTTTATTATTTTTGAAAGAAATAAAATAGATTACATGAGGAAAGGCAATATAAAACAAAACACAGTAAAAACATATGTAACATATATGCGTTCATTCTTTAAATTCTATGATCTTGAATTACCTGATAAAACTGATTTCAAAGATGATAGTAAAGAATTAGAAATACTTCCTAAAAGCATGATAGCAAAAGCAATTGAATTAGGGAACTTCACAACAAGAGCATTATTTAGTTTCATGGCTTCTATAGGCGCACGTGTTGGGGATATAATGGATTTTACAATTGAAGACTTTATGATTGCAACCTATGATTCTCATCACTGTACAGAAGTTGATGATTTCCTAAATAAAGCCCAAAAAGATATGATAGGGTACTGGGAATTTTATCCAATTAAAACTGAAAATTATAATATTAAATGTCAAACCTGTAACAGTCCAGAATCATCAAATTATTTATTAGAATATCTTCAATGGAAAAAAAGGTTACTTGAAAAATATAATAAGAAACATGGTACTGACCGATACTTACATAAGAAAACTAAACTATTCTCCCCAACTAAAAATACTAATGCTAAATATACTTATCGAGGATTATATACTTTATTCGGGTATATGAATACAAAATTAAAGGATATTATACAAATACAATTATATGAGGATTATGAGAATAAAAAGATTAGTCATGAAACATTAGATGAAAAATTACAGAATATTCCTAGATTAAATCCTCATTCCATGCGTAGATATTTTAGTAGTGTACTTGCTAATAATGGGGTTAATACACGGTTAGCTTATCGTATGGAAGGGCACGCTGATGAGAAGAGTACGGATAAGAATTATATTAAATTAAGTAAAGAAACTATAATGGATGCTTATTTAACTGTTTTAAGTGAATTAACATTCCAAGATACAGAGGTTCATCATATTAAAAGTAAGGATTATCGTGAAATGGAAGAACGTTTAGATGAGGTTAATAAGAAATTAGAGGCTCGTGATAAAGAGCATGATAATAGTTTAAAGGAAACTATGGATATTTTACGTAATGTTGATCCAAAAGTTTTAAAGAATTTATTAGAAAAAAATGAAAAAAAGTAAAAAATTTTATAACCAGACAGGTGAAGCATCAGTATTATTAGTCCAATCTACTCCATCAATATTTTCTATTTCTACTTCTAATATCTCCTCATCTGCCGGTTTTAAGGAAGTATAATGATATAATGTTTCAACTTCTCCAGTATGGAAACCATCAACATCAACATCCCAATCAGTATACTTGTTAAGTGTTCCAGTATAATCATAAGCTGAAAAGTTTAATCGTAAAAACTCATTTTCTTTTAAATCTTTTGCAGCTTTTCTTATATCACTTATTATTTCATCAGTATTTATACTATATTCATTAAATCCATTATTCGCTAACATTTTATCTTCTCCAGTTTTTTCTAATAATCTTAATATTATGTTTTCATATGATTCTCCATCTGTTAATTTTCTACTATTTAATTTTTTTTTAGTTCTATCTGTTAATTGAATAGTACTCTTTTTATTAATCATAATTTTCAATCCTCTTTTTAGAAGTGTTTTAATAAATTTAACACTTCATTATTAAGATCATATAATCTTTTCAATTTATCATTGCAAGTATCATCTGAATAACAAGGCACTTCAAATATTCCCTCATAGTCATCATTTTCATTATCGATTGATAAATTGTATCCTACATCTTTAAACCATTGAACAGCTTTACCTGTACTTAATAATGGTTTATCTGTTTCTGAACTAAAAGTATTAAGTAATTCATTAATACTCCGACTAATAACTAAATCATAATGATATTCATCATTATTCCCCATATATCGTACTTCAATATCTTCATCATCTATTCTAAATGAAGATATTTTTTTAATACTAACGAAATCACTTATTAATGAGTTAGGATCTGAATATAATTGTAATCCAGTACTATTCAATACTAACATTTTTACATTCATCAATCTTATCCCATTTATTCTTATTATTTTATTTTCAAACAATTTAATTTTCTCATTAGGATTAAAAGGTATCCCATGAGTTACTTTATTTAAAATTTCTTCTTTAATTAAATCATAACTTACCATATTATTTTCTCCTATATTAATAAATTTAATCCCATTTTTTTTATATGAATCATTCAGTTTATTTCTGAATAGTAATTCAAATCTTAATTCATTTTCAGTAGGAAAATTTTGTTTAAATTCTTCACTAATATCTAATTCATTTAAATTTAAAACTTTATCGTTTAAGAAGAAGAATTGTGAGTCCTCTTCTTCTCTGTTAATTTTGAACATTATATGTTCATCTTTAAATACTGCTATAAAATATTGTATCATTATTATTCCCCTCATTTAGTTTTCAACATCATTTAACCATTTTAAACTCATTTCAAAAATGAGTTTGTTATCTACACTTAAATATAAAGCATGTAAATCGAATGATAAGCAAGTTATTTCTTTAAAGTGTAATTTCTTATTTAAAGTTATACTTGTAGGTTCATCAAAATTAACAACATAATCCCCATATAAAGATTTATCAGTATATAATAATTCTTCAGGATCTTTAGGACAAAAAGTTAATAAAATTGCATCTTTTAATAATTCATAATTTAATGCAGCTTGTATCTCTTTTTTATCTCCAATTATTTTAAAAGATGAATTTAATCCTTCTCCTTCTTGAATAATTTTAATATCATGATTTTCTAAATCTGCTACTTTTTCACTTGCAAATTCTCCATATTCGCGTAATGCTAAATTTAATATTACAGAACTGTAAGTATTTTCATCCAATTTTTTTAAATCTGTTACTTTATCATACATTTTTCATCATTCCTCTTAAAAAAAAAATTTAAATTAAATAAATGGATATATAATTTTAAGTTTTTTATTTTCATCATCTTGTTGAAAAGCTGCCCCATACCCCCCAATTCGATAATATTCCCATTCACTAGGATTTCCTAGTGATCGTCTGAAGTCATCAGAATCACATTCACGAAAATCAATTTCATAATTTTCTTGAATTTTCATGAAACTAAATTTCTTCATATAACCATATACAATTAATGCTTTGTTTTTTTCAATTTCTTTTCTTTCACCATTTAATTTTTCTATTTGTTTAAATTCATCTTCATGTTCTTCTTCAATCCCTTCAAGATCACTAGAATTTAAATCTTTTACATTAAAATAATAATTTAAATCAAATTTTTCATTAAACTTATTTTCTTTTTCTTCAATTTTATAATTTAATCTTTTAACTAATTCTTTTAAATCTTCAACATCACTTATTTTTTCTACAACCTCATTAAATAATGTTTCACCCATGCTTAAATCTAAATTTTCTTCTATGTCAGACCAAAATTGTCTAGCCCAACTTTTTTTATCATTCTCAAAAATTTTAATAATGTTTAAATCATCATCTGTAACTTTGTATAAACAGTAGTAATCATAGCTTCCTTTGTCGACAGATAAGTATAATCCATCTTGTAGGTCTGTGTCTTTTGTGAAGTTTCCTAAAATTGAGTATCCACCTTGTTTACTTTTATCTAATCCGATAACTAATTTTGTCCAGTCAAATTTTTCTAATCCTGCTTTTTCTATTATTTTTTCTATTTTCATTTTTTTTATCCCCTATATATGTTACATATTATAGTTGTGTTATAGTAGTATATATACTTTTTGATTAATGGTAAAAAAAATAATCTATTTCTTATTATATCTTATTAATCCTCCACAATAAGGACAATTAAGTTTTTGACCTTTAAACTGCTTACCACAATAAGGACAAGTATAAGTATTAGGTTCACTTAATTTCTTACCGGCATAATGGAATATTATAACTAATATAAAGAATATTATAACTCCAAACACATTCAGGAACACTGCAAGAAAAACAAATAAAAATAAGTATCCAAATATTTTAAATAAGGTTATTCCTGCATTACCCCAACTTGTACTTACTTGATCATATATTGGTCTGTGTTGTGCATCAAATGGTTGTCCACATTTTGGACAGTATGCTTGTTCTTCAAACATTGTAAATTTTTCTCCACAGTATGGACATACAAATTGACCTTTACTCATAAAATATCTTCCCCTTTAAAAATTTTGTATAATTAATTATATATTATAGTATTCATATTATTTAAAAATTAATCCTTAAATATTCATGAAAGATTATTTTTTCTTGTACTCTTTTTATAGATTAAGTATTGTAAAAGATTTTAGAAGATAAAATAAAGGATACTCTCTTCACTTATCCAAAATTTTTTTAATGTTATGTGTGAGGTTTTTTTTCACTCTAATTATTTTATTTTACTTCCTGCAGCATTAAAAAGAAACTTTTATCTTTAAGAATCTTTTATTATTATTTTTTTAAACATTATAACAATATATAATTGTAGGAGCTGAACTGGATATATGGAATGTTTTTTAATGATTGATGCACTGTTTAATATATAGATTGTTTTATTATATTATTTTTAATTGATGGTATTAAATAAAACAGTTTAGTATTTTATAGATTTTTTGTTAAACAGTTATTTCAAAAACATATGTGTTTTAATTTTCAATAGTACACAAACTTACAAACTTACAAACATATAACTGAACAAGTATACAAAATAACATAATCTTATTGAATAAATCAATAGTTTTATATAGTAAAAAATTGTAAATAATAATCACCCAACTGAAACTAAAAAAAAATAGTATATAAAAAATAGTTGTAATTTCAAGAGAAATAGAAAGGAATCAAACAGTACCGCAAATACCTAATCCTTTCACAATTCTCAAGAGGCTACATTAAAAAAATAGAAATAACATCAAGACGTGATGATTAATATTTTAGTAACCAATCATATTTATGATAATAAATGCTATTTATATTTACCGAAAATAAACATTGGTAAAGTATATAGTCCTCAAATGTATGAGGTTGTTAAGAATTGTTTAAATAATTTAGGCACTCACAGAAACTATTACAAGAATAGTATTCTTAAATTTTTAAAACATAATAATCATTCTGATTTTGAAACCGAAACTTTAAGCTCATTATCACAAGCTTCAACATCCCATTGTAATTTATCATTACAATTTAATTTTAAAATGTTAATGATCTCTTTAGGAATTGTTGTTCTTAATGATTTACTTTTAGGATTTGGTTTAATAACATTACTATTTAATTCCATAATCTTCATAGTCCCCTTTCTATTTTTTTTAATATTTATATATACTAATATTAGTCTACACTTGTTTATATATTTACCTATTAATAGATTAAAAATAGACTAACTTTATATACTAGAAAATACATACAAGAATACAAGAAGCAGAAATCAAATCCGCAAAATTTGGTATCCACTTCTAAAAAAAAACATTAAGACGTGATGAAAAATGCTTAATCTAAAAATAAAACAAGAAGCTCCTTACGCGGGAACAATATTCAGCGAAGAAGAAATGCCAGTTGTTAAACAAGGATTAAAACTTGTAGCAGAACAACAACGAGAATTTCAAGAAAAACAACAAGACGAAGAATATAAAAAAGAATACAAAACCTTCGCAGCAAAAGCCGTGAAAGTATGATATTCATAAACAAATATCTTGAAGTCTTCGATGATGAGGATCCAGATTACAATCCTCATGACAATGACATTTTTTTTGAGGAAACTAATTTTATACAACATCTAATCCAAACTGAACCAAAATGGTGATAATTTATGGCAACAGAAATTATAGAACCCTGGGATTTTGAAACTGAAACCGAGATGGATATGGAACATGAATTAATGAAATATCGTTTATTACATAATTTACCTGTACCAGAAGCATATCAAGGGGATGATTAAAAATGTGGATTGAAGAAGAACAAAGCTTAATGGAACCTGAAGAATATGTTCCATGGCAAGAAGAATTCCTTGAGGAAGCAGAATACTGGGATAATTTTGAGGGAGATGAATAATCATGTCCCTCTACAAAATATCTAAAAATAGTATTCCAACTGGAGAAATAATCTCTGCAGTAAATGCTGGAGAAGCAATATTCACTTATTCAAAACTTGTTGATGAAAACCCATTAATCATAAATGCTGAAAGAGTTGAGGTTGTGGAAGTATGAGTTGCTTAGATGATTTCGATTTAAAAACATTAGATGATGAAGTATTAAAAGTACTAAATCACAAGCAAAAAGAACATGAAGCATGGATAAAACCAGAAAATCAAAAATATAATGAGTCCAGAACACCATTCTGGACTGTTATAATACATTGTAATAGTGATCATATCACTTTTGATGTGCAAACAAAAAGTAATAAAATTATTAATAATGTGGAATTATCAAGAGAATTGGAAGCAAAAGCTGTTACATTAGAACCAGATACACAAGCTTTAATTAAATTCACTGGTACTGGTTTTGTAATACTTGATTATAAACTACCCGAAAAAGAATTTAATGATATTACAGATAAAGAGTTAAAACTTATGGAAGAAGAATATGAGAGTTTAGGGGGATTGTATTAATGGTTGTAGATTTAAGAAAGAAAGAAACTTTTAAAGATAAATTATATAAAAATTTCCTTTTAATTTACACTATCATCTTTGCAATAATATTATTACTCCTTATTGTAGGGGTTATTATGTTATTTAATCCAGTTACTTATGGTTATTTAAGTTATTGTACATTCTTTGGGGTTTTATGAAATTTATAAGACCACCATCCCATCTTTCTGAGGATGATGAATTTCAGAAACTTTGCAGAATAATACTCTTTGAATTCACTGGAACAGTGAAAGTGGAGAGTAAGACTGATGAATATAAAGTACGACATGATCGTATCCTATTAACAAAACCAATAGAAGTTATTCAAAAATAATAAAATTACTTTTTTGGTGATTGTTTTAATAGAAATTTAAAATGGTGAATAATTATGGGAATACGTAAAGCTGAACCAATCGTAGAAGTTCAAAATACTGAACCTGAAGCAGTTCAAACTGTTGAAGGGGAAATAGTTAAAAGTGAAACTAGTCTTAGTTCTGAAAGTGGTATTGAAACTGCTCTTCAAGAGTGGAGGGATTACCAATTAGTGACTAAGGAAATACTTGATGATAGTGATTACCAAATTATTAAAAATAAAAAGTTTAAGAAGAAATCAGCATGGCGTAAATATGCTCGTGCATTCAATATTACAACAGAAATACTCAAGGAGGATATAAATAAAACAGATAAAGGTCGTGTAAGTGAAGCAACATTCATAGTAAGAGCAACCTTACCATCTGGTAGATTCGCTGATGGTTGGGGGAATTGTAGTAAAGGAGAAGGAAATAAAAATCATCCAAACCATGACATACCAGCAACAGCTTGTACACGTGCAACAAACAGGGCAATTGCTGACCTTATAGGTGCAGGTGAAGTATCATCAGATGAAATAGAGTAATAGAGATGATTTTATATGAAGACTGTTGAATTAGAATCTTTAATCAAGGACTGCTGTATAGCGGAAATTGATTATTATAATGCGAAAGAAAAACGTGAACATGTAGAAGCCGATGCAAATCTTACAGTTGATTGGAAGAAAATCAATACTGAAAGAGAAGCAGAGGGTTTAAGTAAAATCACAAATGAAACTCAAAGAAAATCTTATATTAAAATTTTAGTAGAAGATTTTAAGCATAATGAAAATTGTAAACTTGTTGAATGGAATCGGTTGAAAATGATTTATGAAAATAAGGATCAACTATCCTATCAGCAAAAAGTAGAAAATCAAAATAGTAAAGAGGAATGATTAATATGGGAATATCAAAAGCAATGAAAACAGAAAAAGTAGAAGAACCTAAAACCTACTTTCCAAGTATGGAAGTAGAAAATGATGAAAGTTTAGATGAAGTACCAATGGATTATGATTTTATACGATTAGATGATCTTGGTGATGAAGCAGCATATATTGGTCGTCCAGTAATGCGTCCAATCAGTGCTTATACTTTTGATAATGATGGAGAGGAACAAACAAAATATCGTAGCACATTGTATCTTGTGAATGATGAAGATGAAGAAGTCTTACAAATCAACATTAACTTAAAAACTGATAATGAAATCCAAACTGGAATAAATAAAGGCAGTGTATTATATGATTTCATTGGTAGTTTAAAAGAATTAGAAGTACAAGGTTATATGTCAAATTATAATAAAATTAAAAAATTCAATTTAAATGAAGCTGAAGACTTCATTAACAGTTTAACTAAAGCTGAAATACGTGTAGTTGAACATGAATTCCAAAGAAGAGATGGTAATATAACTGTTTATTATGGATTCCATTTTCTAAATGTTGAGATGGCACAAGACTAGGAATAGTCTAATGCTATTCTCAACTTTTTTTTTAAAAAAATATTAGAGGGAGGTGAACAAGTATAATGACAAGTGCTAGTACTAATCATGTTTATGGTAATTTAAATAGTCAAATAGGTGATGTTAAGGAATGTTTAGAGCAAGGTCTTATTAAAATAATCCCTATTGGTAAGAATATGAAGATTCCTACATTGAAGAATTATTATAATAAGGATTATAGTCTTAAAAGATTACAGAATCATGGTGGGAATTATGGTATAGCTGTTGGTTATAATCATGAAGTGAATGGTAAAAGTATAAGTGTTATTGATATTGATGGTTATACTTGTCCAGATGTTGATGAAGTAACACGGAAGCTTGTTAAAGATGAAACAAGCCAATATATTTATGATTTACTTAAGGATATTCCAGGGGCTATGATTGTTAAAACCCAAAGTGGAGGGCATCATATTTATTTGTGGAATGAAACTATTTCAGATAAGATTCATGAAACAAGTAAGAATTTACATTTCCCAATGGATTTTCATATTAAACATTTACGAGGTAAAAGTCTTGGTAAGTGTATTGAAATCTTTACTAAATGGCAAAGTAAACAATGTGTATTACCTGGAAGTATTATTAAACCTAAAGGTTCTACTGAAATAAGAGATTATAGTGTTGAAAGTGTAGTTAATAATTTCCTTGATATAGCTACAGTACATGATATAAATGAAACTGTTAAATCTACTTTAATAAGTAAAGGTTTCACTTACAATAAGGAAGAACCAGTAGGTGATGATTTAAATCCTTTTAATGATGATCATGATAAGGAATTAAAAAACTTAACTAAAACCGAGATTAAGGAAACAATAAACTTATTAACTCCACATTTTGAAAAACTAGTTAACCAAAAACATGATAGTTACTTAGAATTAGGAGGATACTTTTGTAAAAACATAACAGAATCTAGTTGTAAAGCAATCGTTAAAGGCTTATTAAAAGCAACAAATGATGATTATCCTAAACATATACGCACTGCTTGTGCTAATTATCATCGTGAAGCACATAAAAAAGGATTGAATAGTTTACTTAAAAGTATAAGTGAAACTAATCCAAGTTTAACTCGTGATGAATTAGACCGTTTAAGATTTGATTTACAATACATTACAAATCCAACATTCCAACACAGTATACTTGTAAAAAAATTCAATAACAATAAGAAGAAGTATCTTACAATTAACTTCAATAAAAATGAGATTGGAACCTATACTTTTAATAAAAAACTTATAAGGGATAATGCTGGTGAAGTAGTAGATGAAAGAGTTTATTATACAGATGTTTACCCTATATTGAACATTGTTCCAATAGAGATTTATGAAAGTTTCAATATTCTTGATAAGAAAGCTCGTCAAAATTTATGTTTCACTTATTATCGTAAAGGTATGCCTTGGCAACAAACTGTTCAAGGTGATGATATTGAGAATGTTGAAAAACAATTAAAGAAAATAGCAGGGGTTGTTCTTAAACCTCGTGAATATAATGGGATTATAAGTGAAATAATCCGGGAATATGTACGATTAGATAAGATTCATACTGTAGAGGATATACCTGTTCCGGGGATTTTCATCAATCCTCTCACAGGGGAACTTGCTAGAAGTAATGGTGATGGTAGTATCCCTATACTTCAACCATCAGTTGCTGGTTGTAAGAAAGCATTGGAAGTGTTAAAAATATTATATGAATTCTATCCGGGGGATCCAACTAAGCTTAGTTATATTTTACGGTATTGTATGATTTTGCCTTTTAGTTTTATTTATAAAACAATGTATAATTGGGTGCCATTACTCTTCCTGTATGGTGCTAGTCGTACAAGTAAAACAACATTAGCTGAAATTGGTTTGTGTTTGTATACTCAAATTGATGATGATATTAGTATTGGTGGGGGGGCTTTTGATACTCCTTATCGTATTGGTACTGCTTTATCTCGTCAAGGTTATGGGGTTATAGTTAATGAACCGGGGGATAGTATTGAGAAAACTGAGAATCTTGATATTATTAAGCGAAGTATTGAGAATGAATATTGTCGGGAGAAAATGTTAAATGATATTCATACTAAAATACCTGCGTATTGTAATATGATTTTCACAAGTAATAGTTTTATTCCTGCTGCTGATGCTTTTGTTCGTCGTAGTGGGTTTATTGAGTTCACTAAGAGTGAGCGTATGACTGAGCAGAATATTAAGGATTTCCGTGAACATTTTCATCATGTGAATTGGAGTAGTACTGATTTTAATTATTTGCGAAGTATTGGTGATTTTATAGTGTTTAGTGTACATGAAAATATTGGTTTACTTAAACTTGAACCTGAAGTTATGGTAAATCAAATACTTAATGATTTATTCGAGTACTGTGACCTTGAACCATTTGAATGGTTATATCAAGATACTGAATTGATGGATATAAGTTCAAGTGATGATGATATTCTAGATGATTTCCGGAATATGATCATGAAGGATTACATCCGATTAACTAGTAATAGTAATAAATTATTCGAGGAAGCTAAAACAGATGGGGAAGTTCATTTAGGTGATAAAGGAAGAATTATTGATTTGGAAAAAATAAAACAAATGGAGGTTAGTAGTGAGGTTCGTTTTGAACAATTATTCACTACTGTTGTTATGAATGAGTACATTCCTTATCTTAGATTAGTGCATAATCGTAGTGGAAATAAATATGTTGCAGTTAATTCTAGTGTTGGGAAAGCAATGAAAAATTATAGTAATGTGCAGGTTACATGTAAAGCAATGGCAGATTACATGAATGAGAAGTATAAACTATTATCCTATAAAGGAGGTAAGTTTAAAGGTTTTAAGGTGAGTTATCAGAAGTTTAGAGATTTCTTAAAAGGTTAAAAAAAAAGGGTAAAGTAACTTAAGTAACCCAAAGTAACTTAGGACAATGTTACTTCAAAAAAGATTATCCTATCTTTATTTTAATAGTTACTTATTATACTTTCTTCTTTTTTTTTAGTAACTTAAGTAACCTAAATATATATATATAAGGGAGTAAGGGGTAACATGTTACCCCCCCTATTCTACTATAAGGGTATGCTTATAAAATCAGGTTACTGGTTACTTCAAAACTTTTTTTAATGGAAAATCTTTTAAACTTAAAAATAACGATTCTAAACCGTTTTTTGAAGTTACTTTTCAAATGTTACCTTATTCTGAAAAGTTACTTTAAAAATAAAAATAATTAAAAAAAAGGTGAGTGAAAATGTTTACAAAAAAGAGTTTAATAGAAACATGGTACAATTGTGCAATAGATGACATATTAAATGAATCACAAAGAATCAGACACAAAACAAGTTTAACTGATGAAGACGTTTCAAGTTTAATCCAATTTAAAGAATTTTTACAAACAGAAATAGAAAGATAAAAAAATATAGGGAAAATGTTAATCATGAAACTTATTGTAGATTCTCGTGAACCATACTGGGTAAAAGAAAAATTCAAAGATTTATCAGATGAAGTTAATGATCTAAAAGTTGAAATAGAAACTTTACCTGCTGGAGATTTTAAAACTAATAAATTCATTATTGAACGTAAAACTTTAGATGATTTCATCAGTAGCTTCACTACTACAACTGAACGTAAAGATGGTAGTGAGTATGAAAGATTACCGGAACAATTAGATAAATTAAAACATGAGGATAAATCTTTGATGAAAATGTTTCTTATAATTGGTGAAAATTATAGGGATGCTTTCAGCAATATTAATCCTCACAGTATTAATGGAGTATTAGCTAAACTTACTGCTTTGGGTTTCAATGTGGTTATGATGAGTAATAGTAATGATTGGATTGATTACATTTACAGGTTATGTCGAATGTATGATAAATACACATTACCATCAGATCAGAGTGAGTTAATATGAATAATTTAACTATTAATGAATATTTAGGAGTTGTGAAATATTTTTATAGAAACATTTATAAGAAGAATAAGGGTTTTGTGATAATTTATAGGGAAGAACAATATAATCATTTTCGTTCATTAGAGAATGCTTTGATGGAGAGAGATTTATTGGAGGCTTATGATTGGGATTATGAATCTTTAATTATGAATGAAACAAGTAATAATAATCCTTATATGGATATTAGTCTTCCACCTTTCCCTGATGTGAAAGTTCCTGGAAATTTATCTGGTGAATCTCATACTGCGAATAAGAATTATGTGTATTATGTTCCAACAAAGAACAAGTATCAAGTAAGGAAACTTATTGATGGTGAAATTAAAGTGTTTGGTTATTATAATACTCATAGTTTAGCTGATAAGGTGAGTGATAAGTTGCAGGATTATGATTGGCCTGATGATTGGAAATGTGTGGTGGATGATGTAGTGAACTTGTACAATAATAATAATTGTACATTAGATAGTTTTGTTGAAGATAAAAAGGAGATAGGTGGTATAATATGAGTCGATGTATGAATGATGAGGAAATTAGTGCTATTCAAAATAGTATTATTAAATGTGATCAGTATATTGCTGCTGCTAGAATTTCTGGTAATAAACGTGAATTTGATAAGTGGACTAATGTTAAAGCTGATTATCAGCATGAGTTAAATAAACGTTTAAAACTTACTAAAGGTTTAGGGGAATAATTAAAGGAGTAATTTATGATTAATAATGTTTATAAGAATCAGAATAAATTGAAGTTAAAACGTGAGGTC